TGGGCATTTATGATAAGTAATGAAAAACTTGCTACCAAATATAGTTTTATACCAGAAAACTGTGATATTCTTATGTCTCATGATGCACCAGACATTAATAATCTTGGACTAATATCTTCAGGAACATATTCAGGAGAAAATGCTGGTAATACGGTTCTTGCTGAAGCAATAAAAACAAAAAAACCAAAATTTGCTTTTTGTGGTCATATTCATAGTGGAAATCATATATTTACCAAAGAAGATAATACTTGGTTAGCAAATGTTTCTTATGTAAATGAAGGATATTCACCATATTATCCAGAAGAACAAGGTATTTTTGTTTTAAATTTAGACAGAAAAACTAAAGAACCTGTTTTTGACAAATAATTTATAAATAATTTTACAAATGAAAATTAATGAAATAAAAGAGTATCTTAAGAACACAATTAATGAATTAATACCATTAATTGCTGAATGTGACCAATTACTTAGTGAAAAATTAGTTGCTATTGACGAAAATTTAAATGATACTGTTGATAATGAAACATTTGAAGAAAATGAATATAATGCTTTATGTAATGTAGAACACATGTTATTTTATGCATTGGGTAACATAATATCAGCAAAAGCAGAACTTGGTGAAAATCTTGAATTACATGAATTAGCAACAAAACAACAATATGAAAGTGAAATGATTGATGTTATGGAAATGTATAGAGAATACAAAAATACCGAAGAAATTTTAAATGGAGATAGTGAAACAAAAAACGAATAATTATTATGAAAAATTTAGAAAAACGTATTGAAACAGACCTTATGTCTGCAATGAAAGAAAAAGACAGTGTTAAAGTTTCAGCACTTCGTTCAGTAAAGACTGCGATTCAAAATGAAAAGACTAAGGGTAGCTTTCATGAACTTACTGATGCTGACGTTGTTAAAGTTATTAAAAAAGAAATGAAACAACGTGAAGAAGCAGAAGAAATTTATAGAAATGCAAATAGAGAAGAACTTGCTAATAAAGAACAAGATGAAAGATTAGTACTGGAAGTATATGTTCCACCTATGCTTTCAGAAAATGAATTATCTGATATTGTTGAACATCTCATAATTGAACTCAATGCATCTTCAATGAAAGATATGGGTAGAATTATGAGTGAACTTAATAAACGTTATCCAAATAGTTTTGATGGAAAAATAGCAAGTACTATTGTTAAAAAACATTTATCTTAATAAAAAAGGGAACTTAAAAGTTCCCTTTTTTTAATATATTAAATAAGAATTTATTTGTGCGCCATATTTATTCATTGCTTTTAATATTTGTTTTTCACTTGGTACATCTTGTCCTTCTTTATAAACTATACCTAGACAAGCAGAAGGTAAACCTGTTTTCCCATGCATTACAAACATCCCCATATGTTTTACTTCTTCTTTCTGTAATCTATAATAAAGTTCTGGGTCACTTTGCATACAATCTTCAATACTGCCAAACCACCAACCATGTTCAATTACGTATGATGCCCAAGGGTATCTTGATAACCTAAAGTTCTTATATTCTGTTTCAATATAATCATATTTATTTCTTGGGTCAATATAAGTTAAGTCAGCATAAAGGAATGGTAAATGTGTTAAATTAGAACCACCATTATGTGCTTCGAGAATATATGCTCTATCTGCATTTAAATCAGTTCTAAAACTGGATAAAAGGCTTCTAATTTCAGGGTCAGCTTTAAGTCTTTGTTTAATACCTTGTTCATGTTTTTGTTCTGTATACTCATTAAATTTTTCAAAAAACATACCAGGATTTAAAATAAAAAACCCAACTGTTCCTGCAATAAATAAAGTAAGTAAGGAAGTAAATGTTCCTTTTAAACCATTTTTTTTAATGAAAGAATGAACTCTTTCAATTAATCCAACAATACCGTGAAGTTCTTCAGTTGTTGTTTTTGCTTCAGTTAATTTCTTGTTCATGATTAGTTTTCGTTTTTAATATTTCTTACTTTATTTAAAGTTGAACGAAAATTTTCTTCACCTTCATTAAGTCTTTGTGAATAATTAGTTTTTGAATCACTTGTCTTATATCCCATAAGTTCTTTCATTCTACTAAACTCTTCATTTAACTTATCTTTATATTCATGACCAACAACATATGCTTTATTGTTATTCCATTCAATAAGGTATTCGTTTCCGTTTTTATCTTTCATTTTAAAAGATGTTCCATTAATTTTAAAGTCATCTGGAATTTTACTAATCATATGACTTTCATTAAGGAATTCAGTCTTTTTAAAGAAAACTGTTTTAATGTTTGTTTCTGATATGTTTTTCTTTTCAATGTTTCCAAGATTTGACATATGATTTAACATTTTTCTCATATCAAATCCTTCTTTACTTTCATACATTGTTTTTTCATCAAAAACATTGTCAGGCCATTCTCTTGCTTGTAAACCAGATTTCTTTAATTCCTTTTCGTTTTTATGTAATTCTTCACCTGATTTCTTCAAACCATTGTAAATGTTTTCATTATCAAAAAAATCACCTGACTTTTCGATACCATTATTCATTTCTGCTTCTGAAGTATAACCTTTTGCTTGTGCATGTACTCTTTTCTTATATTCAGGAGTAACATTTTCAGGTTCATAATCAAGTGTTGTTTTATTAAAATCTTCTTTTTCAAACTTTGCTTTCTTTTCACCTACTTCATCTGAAAGACCACCATCAAAATCTTTTGCTCTTTTTTTAGCATCACTGTAAGCCTTGTCGTTGATTTCCTTATCTTTACTTTCAACATTTGGTCCAAGTTTAGCCTTGAATTCTTGTGAACTTTCCGAAATAAGTTTTTTAATTGCTTTAACAGTTACAACTTTTTCCATTTCTTTTATTTTTTATATTTTTTATTATTTACCAAGGTATGTTTCTTCTATAATTATTAATATAACTTGTATTAACTTGCATTCCCCTTAATAAATGCTCCTGTTTTAATTTTACTATTTTCTCATTATCAGGGGTTTCTTTTTTTTCTTCTTCTTCAATTTTATTATATAGTTCTTTTAAATCCTTAATAACACTTGGACTAAAACTATAACCATATAAATTATTATGTGTATTCATTATTTTCCTTCAAAACTTTTTTTAATCATGTTTTTATGATTCATTGTTGGGTCTTTCTTATCAGCAAATGCAGGTGCATCATATCCAAAGTCACCAAATGCAGTATCCATTTCTGCTTCTTCTTTAAGATATTCAACTTGTTCTTTTGTTAAATAAATTGTTTTTCTTTTAATTGGTTTACCAAAAAGAGGTTGAACAAATTGTCCTGAAGAACTTGCATTAGTAGCACCACCCATACCTTCCATTGTGCCACATCCTGCTTCGCCTTCTTCATTTATTTTTTCAGTATTTAAAATACTCTTTTCATATAAAGAATTTGCAAGTTCTTTGTCTATATGTTTTAACTTTGATTCCATTTCTTTAGTGTTTTCCCAACCACTAATAAAATTTTTATCCCTATATAATTGGTCTAATTTTTGTCTTGCAACCATAACAGCTGAAGTATATTCATCTGTTAATTGCAATTCATCATTTTTATATTTTTTTAAGAAATCAATTAAAACACCAACTCTAGCCCATAAATTAAAAGAATCAGTTGCATTTTCAATATCAATAATAAACTTATTTAATACTTCTCCGAAAAATGATGATTGATAATCAAGAGCAGCATCATTTTCTAAAACGCCTTTTCCCCATGCACCTTCTTTAATAGGGTGTACAGCAAAAATTAAATCATAAACATCATCTAATGCATCAATAAAACTCTTTTCTAAATAAACATGATTGTCTTTAGATAATTTTTTTATGTCTTTCCCTATTTTTATAAATTCATCAGATAATCCTAATCCATTTTTACCAAAAGAATATGTTATTTTATTTCCTGAAGTATTTTTTGTTATACCACGTTCTTCAACTTCGTTTATAATATCATTATTAACATTATAATTTTCAAATAAAGAAATAAAAAGATTACGCATTTTTTTCATATAATCTTTTCTTGGTAATCTATATTTAACATGAAATTTATCTTTTGGAACACCTTTGTCTGTCATATCATTTTCGTCTGGTTTAATACTCTCTTTTCTAATTAAGACAGCACTTGTTTCATCAGAAGGGTCAGTTCTTTTTAATAACATTACAAGTGCTTTAGGACTATTAATTCCAAACTTCATAAGATAGTCATCAACAGATGCTTTTTCTGGATTTTGCAATAATTGTTTTATATATGATTCCATATGAGATATGAAACCATATCTTGTAATTTCCTCATCAGGAAAATAACTTTCTATTTGTAGTTTCTTATACCCCATTTTATTAGCCATTTTTTATAGAATCTTCATAAAAGTTGCTACGTTGCCACAATGTTCTGAAAAATATATTCACTGTTTTAGCAACAATTGCTCTTACTTTTTTTTCTAATTCTTTTTCACTTTGTTTATCATTTTTTATGGTACTTGTTACAATGTCTTTAACTCTCTTTTCAAACTCACTACTCTTAAATATATCACTATTACTACTTTCAGTTAATATTTCATTTGCTATTAACTGATTAAATTGTGATTCATTTAATATTAACCGTTTTCCCATAAAATTATATTTATTTACCTATAAATAGTTATTTAAAAAGAAAATACCGAATAAATAGTTTGCTTTTTAAAATAAAATTTTATATCTTTGTACAAGATAGATTTTATTGTTTAAAAATAAAGAAATTTTATGGATGAAGAATTAAATATATACCTTTGGAATGAGTTTAAATTTACGACATTACCCAAATATTACAAATATTTTGAACAATGGATAAATAATTTAACTGACAATCAAATTTTATATTATAAAGCTTATTCAAAAAAATTAAAAACACCGTATATAAAATAATAAATATAAAATAATAAAAATTATGAAATTAAGAATATTAAAAAAAGGTGATGAATATATCCCACAATATTATGATGAATTTTCAAAGTTTCCTCAATGGTCAGAATGTCGTTTAACAAATAATTTAGTACAATATAGTTATTATACACTAGAAGAAGCAAAAGAAATCTGTGAAAAATTTGAAGAAAAACATAAAAATGAACATGGTGAGGTAGTATGGACAAATGAAAAGAGTTGTTAAATATATTTCTATTGACCCATATTATAGTAATGTTGAACAAACATATATAGGGTCAACACCAGAAGAAATTGATAATATTCAAAACGAAACAGAAGAACACATGGCACAGTTTCATTATAATTTATCAACAATATATAAAAAAGAAATAATTTTTGATGACACATTCGAAGACTTTGGCACGAATATTGTAAACAATAAAGATAAAGAAAAAATAGAAATAATATTATGAAAAAGTTTTATGTAAAAGAAAACAGTAATCCAAACTATCTCGCAACGATTTGCAAGGTTGGCGAAATTCACCCAATTGAAGGTGCTGATAAGATTTGTCGTACTATTGTAAACGGTTTTGATATCGTTGTTGGTAAAGATACCAAGGAAGGTGACATTGTAGTATATGTTCCTGTGGAAACTGCTATTTGTGATGAATTCCTTGCTGCTAACAATCTTTACGAAATTAGTGAATGGGAACGTAATGCAAATCATGCAGAGGTAGGTGCACTTCTTGCTGAAGCAGAAACACTTAAGAATGAAAATAAAACTTCAGAAGCAAGTGAAGTTGTTAAGAAGGCTAAAGCTCTCGTTGGTTATTTCAATAAGAGAAATCGTGTGCGTATTGTAACCCTTAAGGGTATTGCTTCTAATGGTTTTATTGCAAGTGTTAATTCTCTTGTTAACTTTGATAACTCTCTTGCTAATGTTGATTGGGAATCACTTGTTGGTACTCAGTTTAACTATATTGATGATAAAGAATTTTGCTGGAAATACATCCCTCCTGTAAAAGAAACTTCTGAACATAATTCTCAGAAACGTTTCAATAAGAGAATGAAAAAGATTAAGAAATTCGATAGACTTATTGATGGACAATTTGAATTTCATTATCAAACGGTTCGTATTGATGGAACTAACTTTAAAAAGATACAACCTACTGATACTGTGATACTTAGTACCAAGGTACACGGAACTTCAATATGCATTGGTAATCTTCTTATTAACAGAAAACTATCTACTTGGGAAAAGATTAAAAAATTCTTCGGTGCTAAGGTTCAACTTACTGAATATGGTAACATTTATTCAAGTAGGTCTGTTATTAAGAATCGTTATATCAACGAAGGTACAATTCATGATTTTTACGGTGTTGATATTTGGGGTTGTGTAAATCGTGATTTTTCACCTTATCTTAGTAAAGGTATGACTGTTTATGGTGAAGTTGCAGGTTATCTTGAAGGTTCTGATAAAATGATTCAAAAGGACCATGATTATGGTTGCAAACCTGGTCAGTGGAAGTTCATGCCTTATCGCATTACTGAAACTGATGAATATGGTAATAAGAAAGAATGGAATCTTAGTGAAGTAGATGTTTGGACTAAGAATCTTGTTGCTGAACATCCTGAACTTGCTGATAAGGTTCTTTTCCTTGATATTCTTTATCATGGTAAGTTCTCTGATTTGTACAAAGATATTCCTGTTGATGAAAATTGGCATGATAACGTTCTTGAACGTATGAAGAATGATACTAATTTTTATATGGAAATGAAAGAACCTATGTGTCATCTTTACGAAGCAGAAGCAAATGCTGCTAAAGAAGCACTTGAAAAGGCAAAGGCTGAAAATCAGTCTAAGAAGGTAATTGCTAAACTCGAAAAGGATTATCAGAAGTGGGAAGCAAAGAGAGCACCACGTGAAGGTTTTGTTATTCGTGTTGATAATGACCCTAAGGCAGAAGCATGGAAGGTCAAGACAAATGCACATCTGCATAGAGAAACTATTCAGCATGATGCTGAAGAAATTGACATTGAAGAAACTGCATAAAAACCTTGCTTTTAAATTAAAAAACCTATATATTTATAAAAGAGAAAAATAATTTTATAAATATATAGGTTTTTATGGAAAAAATTAAATATGGTATAGGTAAGAATCCAAATTCACATCCTAAAGGAAAAAGATTATATAAAGTAAATGATAATTTTTTTGAAACACCTAATTTATTAAATTCTTATTATGCTGGATTTATTGCTGCTGATGGATGTATAAGTGTGAAAAAAACAGGTGCTAAATATTTAATGTTTGGATTAGCAATAAAAGATAGATGTATTCTTGAAAACATTAAAAAAGATTTGAATTTTGAAGGACCAATAACAGAATACCCTAAATCAACAAAAAAATTTGTAAGGCTAATTATTAATTCTCCTAAAATTTGTGAAGATTTAGAAAGAAATTTTAATATAACACCAAGAAAAACATTTACATTAGAACCACCAAATATAGATAAAACTAATTTAATTGATGCTTTTATATGCGGTTATATTGATGGTGACGGAACAATTTGTTTTTCACATGATTACAAAAATGGTAAACAAAAAAAATGTTGTATTTCATTAATCGGTACGTTTGATTTTTTAACTTGGATTAATAATAGGTTTAAAGAAATATACACACCTAAAAATAAAAATAGTAAAAATAAAAGACCTTTTATTAGTAAAAGCGGTTTTGGTAACAAAAGAAAAGATGATAGACAAATTTTTACTATTTCATTTTCTGATAAATGGGCAAGAAATATAATTTTGAACATGACACAATACAATATACCATTTTTAAAAAGAAAATGGTCATATGAAATTATTAACTTTTGTAAAAGTTATAAAAAAAGACGTCCTGTTTGCAGACAAAAAGGTGTAAATATTTTTAACTTAAACGGTGATTTAATTACAAAATGCTCAACATTGGAAGAAGCAAATAATATAACAAATGTGACTGTTGGTAGAATTTCTGCTTTATGTAAACAAGATGACAGTAAACATATGTCAAAAGGTTTTATGTTTAGTAGAACTAAAACAGAAATGAATCCTTACACACCTGACAATTATTTTGCAATAAAACATAAAGAAATTTATATAAATTAAATTTTGGCACAATTATTGCATTTCTTCAATAAAAATTAAAAATATGGAAACAAAAGTTATTGATAAAAAACTATCTGAAACAATAGAAAATATTTTATCAAAAATACCAAAAGCAAAAAGTAATGATTATACTATTAAAACAAATAAGAATAATGATTTAATCATTACTTATCGTAAAAATCTCACAGGAGAAAAATATAGTGTTACTGATGCTATAGGAATGACTTTTTTTTGGTGTCTTTTTATAACACCTTTTGTTACTTTCATAACCACACATTTATTTTATTTATCACCAATTTTTTTATTTGGTTTAATATGTTTATTGGCTCATTTTGATAGAGATGACAGTGATTATAAAAATGAATTTAACAAAAAAATACTTATTCCATTAATGATTTGTTCATTGTTAATTACAACTTCTCTTACTTATAATCGTATGAATAAATTATATGAAGAAAATGTTGATATGAAAAAAGAACAATTAACAAAAGTTCATGAAAATGTTCCTAAATGGGTTTATAAATTGTAAAAAAATTTGTATATTTGTAAAAATTAACTTTAAAATTATTTAAAAATATGTTGTATTTAATTTCATGTTTGGTGATTGCTGCTGTTGCAATTATTGCTTATCGCATTATTACTTCTAAAGATTCTGACACTATTACGCTTTCTGAATCTAAAATCATTAAAAAGTTTAATCGTCTTGTACGTTCTATTAATGAACGAAACATCAATACTGTTAAAGACGAACTTCTTGATGTGATAGAAGAATATAAGGCTGTAAAGGTAAATCAGTTTATTGACTCTAAGAACCAAATTTCAAGTTCAATGAGAATTATTGATGAAGAAATTGAAAACTCTAAAGCGTCTCGTAATAATGTTAAGAAACAGATTACTAAACTTAAGAGTGAATCTAATCCTGATGTTGCTGTAGGTGCTTCTCTTGTATATCAATATGAACGTGTCGGTGAAATGATTAATCGTATGAATGAAATCAAGAAAAACCTTGACGAAAAGGAAGCACACCTTGATAGGGAAATTGAATCTTTTAATGCAAAATATGCTATGAAGAAAGCAGAAATCTCAATGATGATTGCTGAAGCAATTTCTATTAAGAATGTTAGTAACATTGACCTTCGTCTTAATGACCTTGTTACTGAATTTAAGACTAAGGCTGAAGAACAGGAAAATGCTAACTATGTTAAGAGTAAGGTTTATAACATCGAAAACGATGGTTCTGAACCAATTGATGTTGATGCTTATAAAGATAAGTTCCTTGCTTTCAATGCAGACTAACATTGTAAGACTAACTATTATTAAAGGAGTGAGATTTTTTCACTCCTTTTTTGTTTTTGGTACAGTATTTGTAACAAATGGTTTATGAACTTGGTTTTTTGAAATAATTTTTATATTTTTGTAAAAAATATTTGGAAATTAAAAAAATTATACTTACCTTTGCATTAACAAATTAAAACAAAAACAATTTAAAAGAAAAAATATTATGGCAGACACGATGATTTCCTTTGCAAACAACAATCTTACTAATGAATTTCTTACTGAAGAAGATATTCGCAAGACTTGTCCCTTTGCTTTCATGAGCAATCCTTCTAATCCTGATGTTTCTGATAAGTATGTTCAGGCTACAACTATTGATGTTGTTCATGACATGGCTAAACTTGGTTGGTATCCTGTAGTTGCTAAACAGTGTAGAATGAAGAAAAACACTAAGGGTATTAGGAGTTTTCATATGTTGGCTTTTCAGAATCCTGATGTAAAGATACTTAACAATGGAACTGGTGACGTTGAAGGTTTTCCTCGTATTATTTTGTCTAACAGTCACGATGGATTTAATTCATTTAAGTTCATGTGTGGTTTCTATCGTCTTATTTGCAGTAACGGTCTTGTTTTGGCTGATGAAGAATTTGCTAAGATGAGTATTAGACATATTAACTATAGTTTTGAAGAACTTAGAACTATGGTTGCTTCTTTTGTTGAAAGTCTTCCTAATAAGATTAAGGTTTTGAACGATATGAGAAATACTGTTCTTACTGATGAAGAAAAGACTAAATTTGCCACTGAAGCAATTAAGATGAGAAAGGGTTATACTGAAGAAGATAAGGTTGAAATCAGTGAAGAAACTATTAATGATGTTCTTGAACCTGTGAGAAACGAAGATAAGGGTAATACCTTGTGGAATGTTTATAACGTAATTCAGGAGAAACTTATTAAGGGTAATTTCAATTATCTTGAAAAGAATAGTAAGAAGAAGAGTAGGAAAATGAGGAAGATTACTGGAATTGTTAAGGATTTGCAGGTAAATACAAATCTTTTCAATCTTGCTAACTCTTATCTTAAAATGGCAGCATAGTTATGAAAGAAGAAATAGTTAAAATAATTATACATGGGTTAGCAACTGTCATTTGGTTAATAATGGTATAGTATTTGATGATTAATTAAAATTGTATAATATGAAGTATAATATTTGGCATATTGAAATGTATCATGGTTGGGATGACTGTGATGACCCTAATGATTGTAATGAAAAGGGTGATTATATTTTTGATTCCAGATTCAATAAGCAAGAAGTTATTGATATGATGGTATCAGTATGGGATGAATGTAGGTGTGTGGAAGTTTGGAAATGTGAATTGGTTAAGGAAAATCAAAAACTTTGGTTAGAAGATATTTAATATGGTAACAATTAATGAAATTTTTAATATAAAGAAAAACCCTGTAAATAGTGTTTATCGTACTATTCAATATAACTGGAAATATATATGGAACATTCCAGAATTTGCAAAACTTGAAAAGTGTGAACAGAATCCTAAATGGCATTCTGAAGGAAATGTACAAAAACATGTTTTACTAGTGTGTGAACATGCAATTAAATATGTGAATAATAAACTCATAGAAGAAGATTATGAACATTCCACATATAATGTTGCTTATGACCCTAAGGAGTATGAGACATATTATCTTAGTCCTTCTATTTTTCATGAAGCACTTATTTTGCTTACAGCTGCACTTTTCCACGATATTGGTAAAGGTGTAACTACTGCTAAAGGAAAAGATGGTAATTGGCATTCATATGGTCATGAATATGAGGGTGAAAAACTTACACGATACTTGCTTTGGAATGAAGAAGTTTCTTTTAGGGAACATGTTTGTTCACTTGTAAAATATCATATGGACCCACTTAATCTTTATAATAGAAAAGATTATATTGAGCAAATGATAAAGATGGCTTATAATATTCCTTCATGGAAACTTTTACTTGCACTTAAGAGATGTGATTTAGAAGGTTCTATGCAAAAAGATGAAGAACTTAAAGAAAAAGACAGACGAGTTCTTAACGAACTTGAATCCATATCTAAACAAATTGGTTATTATAAGTATGTTTCTTGTTATGAGCCAAACGTTTTTTATAACAGAATACGTGGAAGTGAGTATTATCTTCAAAAATCACAGAAAAAACAAATTGATTTGATTTTAATGATTGGTATTCCTGGTGCTGGAAAAGATACTTTTATTAATAATAAACTGATTATTGGAAATAAAGACACAGAAAAATCATTATTACTCAATGATATTTCCAGAATTACTAAATTTGAATGGAGTAATTCACTTCCTTGTATCAAAAAGAAAGATGCAGTTGTTTTGTCACGTGATGTAATCCGTGTAGAACTTGGTTTCTGTAAGGAAGGTGAAAAGGTTGTTTGTAGTAAAAAACAAGAAGAAGAAGTTAACAAAGAATTTAAGAGACAACTCTTTGAAGCTGCAAGTGACGGTAAGACTATCATTATAAACAACACAAATTTAAAAAAGGAATATAGAGAAGAAATAGCAAGACTTCTTTCTAATTATCTTCTTAATATCACTTATATTTACGTTGAAGCAGAAAAATTCGAAGACAATGTTAAAAGACGTGAAGGGGAAATTCCAGAAAAAGTAATGGAAGACATTGTTAAGAAATTTGAATGGCCTGATTTTTATGAATATGATAACTTTTACTATGTCAGAACCTAATTTGGCATAGTATTTGTTTTAATTATAGTGAAAAATTATAAAATATAAAATATGAAATTATGACAAACGAAGAAATCATTAACACGTTTCCTGAATGTGAATATATTAAAAAAGAAGATATAGTTCCAATCATAACATATGTTATGAACGAAATAAAATACTATGGAGAAATAGGAAATTATATTTATGATGAATGTAAAAACTTTTTTCCTGAAAGTCACTATCCTAGTGAAGAATATACCAAATACTTTGAATACTTTTATGGTACTTATGATAAAGAAACTAAAATAAATAATAATCCATTTGGTGATTGGGTGGAAAGTATTAAAAAAGAATTTTTTAAAAGAAAAGGTATTATTCGTACATACGAAGAAGCATGTAAAATTGCAGCTGATAAATGGATTGAACTTATTTTCGGTTTTCACATCCAAGATAATGGTGCAATTAATGAAAACCATCCTGGTGGTTTTACCAGTTGTGCTTTAGGTACTGTTCTTAAAAATAAAGTTATTGAAAAATATGTTCAAACAAACAAATATATAGACAAAGTAAAAGAACTTATAGAACGTTGGTATCTAAATGATTATCGGAAAAATAAGTGGTATGAACTTGGTTGTGACTATGGCCCAAACACTTATTTGGACAATATTTTAGTGAAAGCAGGTATTAAAGAAAAAGATACTTCATCAATTTGTCCTTGGAAAACACGTATTGGCATTAATTTTGTAGATAATAGTGTTGAATATTATACCTATCAACACGTAGAATTTATTTAACTATGGATAAAAATTGGAATTATTACGGTGTGTTTTTCGATAATGTAGAAAAACAAAACATTTTAGGTTATGCTAAAAATTATTATGGTGTTCCTAAAGATTGGAAAATATATTGTGACCACATGACTCTCGTTTACAATAATAACACAGAGGAAAGACAGAAAAAAGCAGAACATTACAATGAATTTGTAGGAAAACAAGTAACATTGATATTTGATGCTATCGGTATATCTAACGATGCTATTGCTTTACGTGTCAGTAATTGTGCAACAGAGAACAAAATTTCACATGTCACAGTAGCAACCAGACCAGGTGTTAAACCTGTGGAAAGTAACAATATTAAGAATTGGTTTACTTTGCCTAAATCGGAAAGTTCTGTTGGTATTATTAATGTAAGACTTAAAACAATAAAATAATATGAAACTTTTTGATATTTTTGAATCTTTTCTTTACGGTAAAAAGATACGTAGAAAATCTTGGAACAAAAGTCTATGGATAGAAACTTCTAATGGTGAAATGGTTAAACTTTATCTTGAAGAAGACAAAGGAAAAAAGTTAATTACAGGTGATATGAAATTTTCCATAGATGATTTAATGTCTGAAGATTGGGAGTTTAAAAAGTAAAATATGACAGTAAACAAATATAAAGAAATAACCAGTAAACTAAGAGAAATCATTAAAGATACTAAATGGGAAAACCACCTATTTACCGTAGGTGGTTGTAACCGTGATACGATAATGGGTGGTTTTGAAATTAAAGATGTTGACTTGGTTTGTGACTTACCAAATGGTGGAATTGAATTTGCCAAATGGTTGGAAGAAAATAATTATACAACAAGTTCAGTTGTAACATATGAAAATTTCGGAACAGCCATGTTTCATTTAAAAGCATTTCCTGATATTGAACTTGAAATTGTTCATACCAGGAAGGAATGTTATCATGATGCAAAATCACGTAATCCTGAAACATCTTATGGAACATTAAAAGAAGATTGGACAAGACGTGATTTTACTATTAACGCCATATATTATGATATTTCTAACGATTTGATGATTGACTTCGAAAATCGTGGTGTTAATGATATTAATGAAGGTATAATTAGAACATGTGGTGACCCAGAAATAATTTTCAAAGAGGACCCATTGAGATGTTTGAGAATGGTCAGATTTGCTTCTCGTTATAACTTTGAAATAGAAGATAACACTTTTAAATGTGCTAAAAATTTCATTGAACGTCTTGAAATTATCAGTAAAGAACGTATAACTGATGAATTTACTAAAATGATGACATATAGTAATTCTTCAGCACAAAAATCATTGTGTCTTCTTTATGACTTAGGCGCATTTCAATTTATTATACCAGAACTTCATGAATGTGGAGTTTATACATTGTTTAATGTTACTGAAGAATTAAAACTTATTTACAAGTCTGATATTGTACTTATACTTACCAAACTCTTGTTTCATTGTAATAACACTTCATTTAAAAACAAATCTGAATATATTAAATATATTTTACAAAAAACATTAATATTTTCAAATGATGTGGTTAACGAAGTTATTTTCTTAACAGACATGAACGAAAAACTTTACAAACTTTGTACTGATATATCCGTTAGTTTATATGAACATTCATATGAAGTAAGAAGAATTATGAATTTATGTGGTTCTAAAGAACGTTTTTACAATGCAACTATTTGTGGCAGTAAAAGAGTATACTATGAATTTCAAATTGCTTGGGATATGAGTACACCTTCTTTATTTGAAGAATTTGATGAAGAAGATTCTATGTTTTACACTTATAAACTTCCTATTGATGGAAATGATATTATGGAAGTTTTTAATATTGAACCTTCTAAAAAAGTAAAAAAAATCTTGGATAAGGTATTTACTTTTGTTTTGATTAACACTGATAAAACAAGTAAAGAAGATTGTATGGATTTTTTAAAATATTTAAAGAAAACAGAAGATGAGTTTGGAGATTTTTAAAAAAAAAATAAACATATGAAAAAAAACAATTTGTTTGACATTGCAATGGGTTGGTATAGGAGTGGTGATTCTGGAAAGAAGGCAGCAGCTCTTGACCTGTTCCCTGAAGAAATGCTAATAAAGGAAATTGATGCATACAGAAAAAGGGATAAGAAAGAAAGAATTAAGTTGAGGGAAGAAAACTTACAGAAAATGCTTGAAAGGTGTAAAAAACTTTTCCATGTTGGTGACCTCATTCAAAATTCTGATGGAACAGACACTCTTCCCAATCTCATCATCAGTGAACCCAGAATTCAAAAAGTGAAATATCTTCCTTACTGTGTTGAAAACAGCTTTGACTATGGTCCTGATGAAAAATATACCATTGTGGTTGACACAGTGAGAATTTATATGAATGAACCATTAGACGAAAAGAGTAAAGTCTGCCTGGAAGAACTTCTTTATTATATGGATAAATCAGAAGATTCTGACTTCAAGAAAAAAGGATTCATTGACCTGAAAGAGTATGCAAAGACACAGATTGATATAAAGAATAATGAATTAAAATGTCTTAAAGAAAAAGAGGAAAGAAAATTAAAAGAATTGAATGAAATTCAGTCTGAGATTAAATGCCTTGAAGAATATAATCCAAATGAATTGACTAATAAAAAAGTAAAAGAAATTATTAAAGAATATTGTTCAAATGATTAAGGAAAATTTTAAAAGTTTTTCTGCAAAAGATTTGTGTTCAAAGTCTTGTATGCAAATTAAAATGTTTGATTTGCATCCTGAATTGCGTCCTGTACCTAATGTTAACGTAAATAACGGTGTAAATTATCAGCATCAGATTGCTTCTACTATGGAAGATTTAATTGGTGAAGAAATGCGTGGCACTTTTGCTAAAGATGGAATTTTAATTAATTTTTCTAATGACATTGTATGTAAAGATAAAATTTATGAAATTAAATCTGTAACAAGAGAAGCAGAAGATTGGTATTTTAAATCTTCAGTTTTACAATGTGCTGTTTATAAATCACTTTTACTTAAATCAAATAAAAAACTTGTTACTTCAAAATTCTTTGTTGAATTAGGTAATCCATATATAGAAACAAATGTTAATGAAAATGTTTCTTATTATTTAAAATTTGGTAATGATTTATATATTATTAATGTAAATAATCCTGATAAAATTGTTGAATTTGTTTACAATAAAGCAAACGCTTCATTGGACTGGGATTCAGCAAAAGAGTTTGATTTAAACTATAAGTTTAAAGAATATGAAACTTTAAAAAATTATTTTCGTTTTGAAAAAGTAGAATAATATTATGAAACCATATGGCAGAGAAAAAAATGTAAGATTTCCAGGAAAAACAGATTGTCACCCCCAAAAAGGTTTTATCAATTGGTGGGAAAACATTACAGAATATATATCAAGGTCAACAATGAAACAAAAATTAAAAAAAGAAATTGAAAAAGAAAACATGGCATGATTATTGTATGATGTTTATATGTTAACATATAAAAAACAAAAATTATGGAACTAAGAAAATTCAAAATGAAAAAAATAAAACAATTTTTTAAACAACTTTTTTGTTCACATAAATGGGAATATTATGTAACCGAATTAGTTTGGGATAGTGATAAAGGCGTTTGTTCACAAGAACAAAGAAAAATATGTTCTAAATGTAAAAAAGACAAATTTATTAAACGATATAATTAATAGAGAAAATAAAGAATATTATGAATAAGAAGTATATTGTTTTTACAACTGATGATGAAAATCAACACATGATTTTCGATGTTTTTAGTTCTTATGAAAAAGCAAAAGAATATGTTGATAATAACACAGAATCTAACATTAAACTTGTTGGTGGGGATGCTGTACTTTATGGCAAATTCGGAGTACGTGAAGATATGTTTACTAATTATAAACCAGAATTAGTTAATGATTTGTTCCCATTTGATACTATTGAATATGGTACTGATGTACGTTATACTTCTTATAATGGATTTTATCAGCATACGTATAGATTTATCATTGAAACAGTAGAAAAATAATGATTTTAACATTTTTAATTTTAACTTTAAGCATTTTTATACCTCCTGAAAGAAGTATAAAAAACGATATAGAAAAAGAATATTCATATACTCAATATGAAATTGTTGATATGATTGATTCTAAAGAAAACTATGGTAGTTTAACAAATTTTTTAGAATCATGTGTCAATAATATTGAAAAAGAATTATATGAAAACTTAAAGTTTTTAAAAAATAGTCCAAATAACGGAGAAGTTATTAAAAAAAATTATAAAGATAAGAAACAGATAATACAAAATATTATAAATAATGGAGAACTTTCTAAACAAAATATTAAAGTATATGATGTAATTATCTTTATTAAAAATTGTGAAGAACTACAAGTTCGTAAATACTATATTTTAAATAAAAACAATGAAATCTTAGGAACAGTAAATTATGAAAAAACTTCTGGTTTAATTTTCACTAATCCTACTGATTATACAAAAAGGAATAATTATAATTTTTATTACTTTTAAAAATATGAAAGAAAAACTTACAATTGATAATAAAAAATTATATAACATTGATTATATAATAAAAAATAATATGCTTGGATACAAGTATTTACGTGGAAGTTGGTCACATGGTATTGGTGTTGAAGGTAAATCAGATTACGATTATGGTGGTGTTTTCTTCGCACCAAAAGAAATGATTCTTGGTTTACGTTCAAACTATGTAGAACAAGTTTCAGATGAAAAAAACGATGAAACTTATTATGAATTTGGTAGGTGGATAGAACTACTTTTAAAATCTAATCCAACAGCACTTGAAAGTCTTTTTATTGACAAAAAATTTGTTATTGGTGATGTTCATCCTGCAATACAACATATTATTGATAATAAAGAAAAATTTTTATGTAAAGAGGCTTTCAATCCACTAATAGGGTATTCAATTGCACAAATTAGACGTGCTACTGGCTATAACAAAAAGTGTAATATTCCAGAAGATTTTCAGAGAAGAGATATTCTTGATTTCTGTTACACATTTAAGAATCAGGGTAGCCAGCCTATTAAGGAGTTTCTTTCTGAAAACAACCTTGACCAAAAATATTGCGGTCTCGTGAATATCCCAAACATGAGGGATACATATGGTGTATATTATGACTTCGCAGCATACTTTAAATTTGAAGATGTTGATTGGTATGATGTAAGTTTCCAAAGTGGTGGTGTCAAATATCCTTGGTCTAATTTCATCAGTGATGCGGATGCAAACAAGATATCTGACCGTATCCATAATAAAGAATTTTACCATTATTCTGGCATTGTTCATCCTGATGAGATTGAAAAATCCAACACTGTTCGTCTTTCTTCTATTCCTAAGGGCGAAACTCCTATTTGCTTTATGAATTACAATAAAGATGGCTATGCTTCTCATTGTAAAGATTACAAAGAATGGGATGAATGGAAAAAGAATAGAAATCAAATTAGATTTAGTGATAACAAGGGTTACAACTTTGATGCTAAAAATATGTGTGAAACCGTGAGACTAATTCATACAGGTATTGAACTTGCACGTGATGGTGTATTTAACGTTGAACGTACTTGGGACAGAGATTTTCTTTTAAATATTAAGAATCATAACGTAAGTTATGAGGAAATTAGTAAATATATAAAAGGAAAAAAAGAAGAATTTGATGAACTTATCACAAAATCAAACTTACCAGATACAATTGATTATAACGAAATTAATAATCTTTTGATTGAATCTAGAAAAAAACTTTATAAATTTTAAATAAACCATTTTCTTTTTAAGAAATAAAACTATTTATTAACAAAGGAGATGGTTTATATGAAAAAATATACAACAGAAGAATTTATTAAACGTGCAAGGAAAGTACATGGAGATAAATATGATTATTCAAAAGTAGAATATATAAATAGTCAAACAAAAGTATGTATTATTTGTCCAGAACACGGAGAATTTTATATAACACCAGGAAATTTTCTTTTTGGACAAGGATGCCGTTTATGTGGTATAAAAGAAAAATCAGAAAAAAGAAAATTAACAAATGAAGAGTTTATATTAAGAGCAAGACAAGTTCATGGATGGAAATATGATTATTCTAAAATTAATTACATCAATATTGATACTAAAGTTTGTATTATCTGTCCAGAGCACGGAGAATTTTGGCAAACACCTTATAACCATTTAAATGGTAATGGTTGTCCAAAATGTGCTAATAATTTAAATTATACAACAGAGGAATTTATTAAAAAAGCACATGAAACTCATGGTGATAAATATGATTATTCAAAAGTTGAATATGTAAATTCTTATAACAAAGTATGTATTATTTGTCCAGAACACGGAGAATTTTATATAACACCAGGAAATCATTTACATGGTGTTGGTTGCCCAAAATGTAAGGGAAAATATAAAACAACTGAAGAATTCATAAATGAAATTAAAAAAATTCATGATAATAAATATGATTACACAAACACTATATATAATGGTGCTTTTAATCCAGTAAGAATTATTTGCCCAAAACATGGTGAATTTATAACAACACCACATTCATTGTTGGCTGGTTGTGGATGTAAAAAATGTGGAAACGAATTTTCACATTTAAAACAAAAACTTTCAACAGAAGAATTTATTAAACGTGCAAGAGAAATTCATGGTAATAAATATGATTATAGTAAAGTAAATTATATTAATGCAAAAACACCTATTTGTATAACTTGTCATAAAAAAGATAAATATGGAAACGAGCATGGAGAGTTTTGGTTAACACCAAATAGCCATACATCAACAAAGAAAACTGGTTGCCCAAAATGTACTGAAAGTTGTTTAGAGAATGATATACGTATTTTTTGTGAAAATAATAAAATTAATTATATACAGGAAAAACGTTTTTCATGGCTTGGTCTACAACGTTTAGATTTTTACTTACCTGATTATAACATAGCGATTGAATGTCAAGGATATTATCACTTTGAGCCACATTATACATGTAAAACTATTGAAGATGAAAATGAACACCTTTTAAAACAAATACAAAAAGATGAAAATAAATATTATTTATTAAATAATAATAAAATAAGAATTTATTATTATATACCAAAGAATTTATTAAATAAAATTAAAATATCAAAAATTTATAATAATCAAAATATTTTTACTAATGTTGATGAACTTTTAAAAATACTTAATTTGGTATAATAATTGTAAGTCAAAAAACACAAAATAAAATATGCTACCAATAGATACATTTAACCAAAAAAAAGCAATAGTGGAAGGAAACTTTTATTACTCAGTAAGTAATATTTATCCATGTTTTTTGGGTACTAAAGATTACGGTCAATTTTTTGATTCTCGTGAACTTAACTATGTAAAAAATTTTAGAAAATAATTTGTTATGAAACATTATGATAGCATACCAAGAATCCAAGATGATGGAACACTAAACGGTGATATGGTTTGGGGATATAATAAACTTGACGGACAAAACTTTTGTGTAACATATAAACCAAAAACTGATAAGTTTGGACCATTTGGTAGTAGAACGATAACTGTTGATGAAAATAGTGAACAATTTGGTAATACTGTTAAATATTTCCTTAATAAAGGTTATGAAGATATCCTTGCAATAAAAGTAAAACAAAATTCAGGTAAAGGTGAAGTGTTTAATAACGTTGAAGAAATTACTTTTTTCTTTGAATGGTATGGAGAAAACTCATTTGCTGGTAAACATCAAGAAGGTGATGAAATGCACCTTGCTCTAATTGATGTCTTTATTAAAAAGAAAGGTTACATCGAACCAAAAGAATATGAAAGAATATTCAGAAATACTTCAATAGAAATGCCTGAACTAATCTATAAAGGTCCACTTGATTCTGAAATTATAAGTAAAATTCAAAATAATGATTGGACACAAGAAGGTTGTGAATTTCCTACGGTTAAAGAAGGAGTGGTTTTTAAAAGAAGTACGCTTCTTAAAGGACAACGTAGACCTTCTGTAAAGGTGAAGACCAAGTGGTGGCTTGAAAAACTTCACTCTATGTATTCAGAAGAAGAATGCAAAAAACTTGAATAGATATGGATAGAGAATATAGATATAGGCTTGCTGAATCTATGATACAAAAAGCGAAATACTTACTTGGACAAGATGGTGATTGGGAAAATTATGCTGACATTGAAATTGCTGTTTCTAATCTTGAACGATGTAGAAGTGAAGTTGAACAAATAATCAGAAAATGTGTATCAAATTCTTTAAAATAAATGAAAAATATAATTAGAAAAAGAGAAATTGAAAGAACTATTGCACCACTTGAAGACCCTTGGGATTGGGAAAAACATTGTAGTGCTTGTGATTGGTTTGGTAACGAAAACAAATGCCCGTTCCATAATATAGTAAAAAATAATCCTGAAACATATTGGGAAGATATTGGTTGTAAAAACTTTTGGGATTAATATAGTATGAAAGAATTATTAGAAACAAATAAACAAATGAAAAAACCTTGTGATATATGTCTTGAAGAAAAATGTGATGGTAAACATGACTGCCACTGTGACACATGTTCATTGAAAGATAAGTGTTATAGGAAACTACATGCTACAATCAGGATAACAAACAAATGTACACAAGAATGTTCTCATTGCTGCTTTGCCAGTTCTCCAAAATCAAACATTATGATGACTGTGGAGAAGGCAAAAGACATTGCCAAGTTCTTGAAAAACAATGGTGTTGAGACAATCAATCTTATGGGTGGTGAGTTTTTCTGCAATCCTGATTGGTTTGAGATTTACAGTGAACTCATTGCAGCAGTTAAGTTTGCAAGACTTGTTACTAATGGTGACTGGGCAAACAATCTTGGTGTGAAAGCCAAGATTGCAACACTTGTCTCTCTTTTTGGTGACAAAATATATTTCAGTATATCCAAAGACAAATGGCACACCAACAGGAATGTGGAAGTAGCCAAGACATTTCTTGAAAGTGCTGGATGTAAAGTCAATATTGGAACAGAAGATAACACAAAGGATGAATCTATTGTTCCTGTTGGAAGAGCAGCAGGACGGTATATTGGTGGTATCTATGACATATTTGGATGCTATTGTCAGAATCCTGAAAATATGTACTCATTTCTCATTGATGAAAAGGGAAATATTTTCAAGTGTTCATTTGGTGTCCTGTGTTATGCACATGCTGATGATTACCTTGAAGGTGGATTCAGGAAGAGATTCAAAGAAGCAAACAGTAAATTTTATTCTGTATTCGTCCCATCTTGTCAAACCTGTTATAACTTTATATCATTACAGAAACCTGAATTTATAGTAGATTATGATTAGAAGAGATATATTATTTTTTATAGGTATTATTATCTATGGAATTGCAATGTATTTTATTCTTCCTGGATATAATACACCACAAGAGATACTTGTTCATATGGGAATATTTACAATATTATTAGTGGTTTATTTGTTGGGTATAATTGTTTTGGAACTCATATCCAAAAAGATTAGTGACTGGAATTGTAAAAAATTATTTTAATATGAAAAGATTGTCTTATGAAAAAATGAGAAAGGTTTGTGACTCCCTGACAGTCATTGAGAAACCTTATCAACCATATCCCAATGATTCACATTGGTGGAGAACTGGAGAGAATGACAGGTATGCTTATGAGAGTAATTCTTTTACTATGGACAACAGAATCATAGATAAGAAAACAAATCAGGAAGTTTGGAGTTATTACACAGATTTTTATACAGGATAATATTATGCCAGAAGAATTAAATAAATTGTATCAAAATTATGTAGATAGTTTTAAAATCTACCAGGAAAAATATATCAAATGGTTGAAAGAAACAAAGGGTATAATTTTCAAGTTAAGAGTACCCCCTACCTTCCATAGCAATAATGCACTTGAAGGTGACAGTCTTACAGTATATAATGGTGGATTCTGTAAAATAGTTGGTGAAGATTCTGATAGACCAATTGTGAGATATATGCATATGGATTTACATAATCATCAAAATCTTTTCTGTCCAGATGACAAACTTTTGAACTATACAAAATACTATGTGAATGTTCATAATTTCACAGGATATACATATGAATCTTTGATTGACATCATTGAAAGACCAGCTTGTAAATCCGAACTCATTCCATTTGTAAAGGATATAATGAATGATGATTATGAGATAAAGGGATATATGGTACACATTGATGAAATTGAAAACAACATAAAACCCTGGGAGAAAAATTTGGAATTGTTAAAATAAATTATTATCTTTATAAGTCATGATTAGAAGAAATATATTGTTTATTCAGACTTTTTTTGTATTTTTGTAAAAAATTATATACATGGAAAATTTAAACAACGATACTATAATTAAAAACATATCTACTGACCAAAGTGAGATATTATACAACATAATGAATTTATATAATAATGGTGAACCATTTGAATGTGACATTACAGCATCAGAACTAAAATTCTATGAAAAGAACATTAAGCAAAAATACGCTGTACCAGTTCCAAAAATTTTAATGGATGTTTATCCTCAAAGAGAAGATATAATTAAAATAACGCCATTTAAAAGGCTTCCATTGGAAGATAATAGTATATCATCAATTGTGGTTGATTTACCATTTGTAATTTCGCCACATACTTCGCCATCTTCAACTGATTCTAAGGATGGTTCAATGTTAATTTTCAAAAGATTTTCTGGATTTTATCCTGTCGGTGAAATGTATGAAAATTATTATTGGTGGTTATCCGAATGCAAAAGAGTATTAAAAGATAATGGCATTATTATATGGAAATGTCAGTCTACAATTTCAGCTTCTGTGCAGTGTTCAACTGAAGAATTTTCATTCATGTGTGCAAATAAACTTGGATTATATACGCTTGATAAATTTTATCTTGAAGCAAAAGCAAGATTAATTTCAAGTGGTAAATATAAGAAACAATGTCACGCAAGAAAATATACTTCTTCGTTCTATGTATTTCAAAAAAACGATAAAATGTTCAAAAAGACTAATTATTTTGATATGATAGAAGATTATTTTAATAATTCACTTGAAAATAAAGTTTGGGAGGTAAAATAATGGAAAAACTTCAAGAAACATTAGAACTCATGAATAGATTAGGACAAATTGGTGTTATTCCTAATGATATTTCTGAAATTGAAAAAAAAGTAATACGTCTTACTGAGGAAAGAGGTGTTGCAGGTTCACCATATGTTTCTACAATAAAAACTATTTGTAAGTATATAAAAGATTATTGTCATACAATAGGTTATATAAATGTACATAGAACCATAACAATCCCTTATGAAATTGTTAAAGAAATTGATTTTATTGATACATTAAATCTAACGATTGATATCTATAATACAAATGATACTTCATTATTAAACAATTCAGGTGGTGGAGTTACAAATTTCAAAATGAATAATAAAATTGTTAATAATAAAATTAACAGTGTTTCAATGACAATTAAATGTTATTCATTTATGGGTATGTTAATAGAAAGAACAGTTTATAACTCATTATATCATGAAATAAATCATTGTTATGATGCATATAATGATTTAAAATCTAATAATTATTACTATAGATTTAGTAAACAAGGAAAAAAATCACATGTACCTGTAGACATATTTGAAGATTATTTATCTAATAAATTATTTAGACTTATTTTATATAGATTGTTTTCTGAAACCGAATTTAATGCGTTAATTGCTTCTGTTTATGGAGATTTAGAAGGTATTAATTCTAAAAGAGAAAACTTTGCAAATGATATTAAAAATACACAAGCATATGATATTTATGTAACAATTTCCAAAAATTATAAACTTTTATATAAAAAAATAAATGATGAAAATATTACAAAAATTAAAGAATTATTTAACGAATATGAAATTCATTTAAACCCATATAATAATTCTACTGAAAGTTTTGTCAAAGAATTATCAAGAAAAACAAATTTTCTTCTAAAACAATTAATTAAAGGAATAGGAAGAACAGCTTCATTATATTATGATAATCAAGAAGTTACTGTCCCACCAACAGAAATAACAATTAAATAAAAACAATATAACTATGTACGATGAAGATATTGAAAAAATAAAATTTAAGACTGACGTTAAACATATTCTTGATTGTATTGATAATCTAACTCCCTGGGATAAAACAGGATTATTTGCTTATTTACTCAATAACATAGAAATGAAGAATGAAATGGAATCAATTCTTCAGGCTATGGGTTATGTTGATTATGATGAAATTGACGTTGTTGACGAAGTTTCTAAACAAAATTTAGAAGAAGAAGTTTTAAATGAAATGGCAGATTATGAAATTGCTGATTATGTAGCAACACATAATTTAATTGATTATGTTATTGATTGGTATTCAGCAGACGAACTTGTTGAAATAATTCATGATAGTAAAAGAGCCGATAACTTAGAAGATGTACTTACTGCAATAAAAACAAAGTATCCTAAAAGGTTTAAAGAATGGTTTGATAAGTATATAGATGTTAAAACAGAATATATATTAAAAGAAAAAGAGAAGAAATAAACATCTTCTCTTTTTTTTAGTTTAAAAGAATTTTTTTGAAATTTTCTTTAAATTTAACCCAAAAAGTTTTTTTCTCTTTTAAATTTTCTTGTTCTAAATCATTAGATAATTCTTTAACTTCTTCATTATCTTTTATTGAAACATCTTTTTTATCAATGTTTTTCTGATAAAAATAATTATTCGTTATAGTTGTTAATGACTTATCTGTAATATCTTTACCGTCACGTATAATTTCTTTTTCAATTTTTTTCTTTTCTATTTCTCTTTTAGATAAATCAATTTCTGCCTTTTTAAAATAATTTTTATCAAAACTATTTGTATTGTAACCAGTAATTTCAGATTTTAAACGCATTTGTTCTTGTTTAACAATTGCATCTTTTTTAACTATGTCTTTCTTTAAATCATCTAACGTATCCATGTTCTAATTTTTATTAACATTTATTGTATCATCTGATTCAATATCTTCATATTCTTGTGTGTTTTTACCTTCAGCAATTGATTCGAAAAATGATTCTATATTATGAATAATCCATACTATTCCACTTGTAAAACAACAATCACAAATCATAGCTAACCACCATAAATTTGTTCCTGCAAGTAAAATGTTAAATGGTGTAAAAGCAAACGGTATAAAAAACCAATTTATTAAACTTAAAACCCATCCTACGTTAGCAGGGAAACATATCAAACAACTAAACAATTGTCCAAAATGTTCTGAAATTGAAGAAGACATATTTCTAATATGTTCAAATATTCTAAATGGTCCACTTGCAAACACAACCATATTAGATAAACCATAAGCAAATATACAATATAAAAATATAATTAAACCATTACTCATTTTCTACTAATGCTTTTGCATCCTCCAAACTAATAGTATTATTTTCAGTATTTACAACTTCTTCCTTTTCTATTACTTTTTGCTGTTTTTTCTTTATTTTATTTGTCTTATAAGTGAAGTCAAGTGTTCTTAATGATTCAATTGAAACTGTTTCGTCCATAAACAAATTTTGTAATTCTTGAACCTTTTGTTTTAACAAAGATGCTCTTTCTTGTGCCGTTAACATTTTTTCAATGTTATATTCTATTGCATCAAAAACAACATCAAAACCTTTTTCCATTTCACCACAGAAATAAAACTGTCCAGGGTAATCTTGTCCTTGTACAACAGACACACCAAACTTGTTCTGAATTTCTTCGTCTATTATCCATCTTGGTGGAAACTGTACAATTACATAAATTATATTAGCACCTTCAAGGTTTTCTACTTGCATGCCCTTAAAATATTGTTTAACGTTTTCTATTCTATCTTTAACATCCATAATTATAATAATGTAAATCCTGTAATTAAAATCGTTATTATATATGATAATGACAAACCAAATATAAGTGTTCTTTTATTCGAAATCTCATATTTGGCATTAATTATACCCTTAACAAAATTAAATGTTTCTTTTAATACTATAAGACAACAAAATATAAATACGAATAATAAAATCTTATCTAAAATAACCATATTTAAACTCTTTGTCTTAAATATAAAATAATAATATTAATTATCAAGTTTTTTCAACTATTTATATAAAAATCTTTTTTAATGGAAACAAATGTTAAAAACAGTAATCTTAATTGGTGGAAAATCGGAAGTATTATTGCTATTGCGGTATTACTTTTTCTTTCTGGTTTGTATATTGGAAGGCAACACGAAAAAATTATAACTAAAACCATTACTGAATACGTTCCTCTTCCTCCTATTCATGATACAATACCACCTATAATAATTAAAGAAAAACAACCTATTGATACAGCTAATTTAATTAAACAAGTTGTTAAAGATGGTATCTACAAAGAATTATTTCCAGAAAAAATTGTTTATTTAACTGATAGCACACAATTTTCAAAATCTGATTCAACTGCTATCATGATTGATTGGGCAACCAAGAAAGAATATTCAGCAACTTTATTTGAAAGTGACACACTTGGAACTTGCAAAATAAATACATATGTTCAATATAATAAACTTGGTAATATTGATTATACATTTACGCCAGTCTATAAACAAGAAACAAATTTTGTTCTAACAAAACGAAAACTTATACCTTTTGTTGGTGTTGGTATAACAACATTTCCTTCAGCAACAATTGAAACAGGTTTATTTATTAATCAATCATACGGTTTTTCTATTAATGGAAACTATAATTATAACCCAAATAAAATATCGGAAATACATAAATTTGATATTGGATTAAAGATTTATAAATTATTTTAATTAGCAAACAATCCTTCACTTATGGGGTATAGTACGGAATAAAAGAAAACGTAGACAGTTTTGTATCTATGGTTTGACTTAAAGGATATCTCACGAAGCATATTAATACGTTTTTACGGATGGAGATGTTCATACATTTATTTTCTGTTTTAGATAAAACAAAACACACCCGAATAGGATGTGTTTCTTTCGTTTAGTATAAACTAGTATATTGTTCCCATATTAAAAGCTAAGACGAGAAATATTGACGGATGCAAAGGCACGAACACAATAATTAATTTCCTTTTCCTCGTAGTTAACAGAACCATAGTATGTAGATATGTGACAAGCATCCTTACTATTGTGCTCCGTAGAACTCCAATAGTAGTAGCCTCCATTCAACTGAATGCCACCAACTTTTTGTAAACTCAAATTAATTTCATTAAAACGTGCTACCATATATCCAAGTTCGCCACAAGCAGGAAGATACCAATTACCAGATGGTAATGCTGTTGTTCCATACTTATTACATGCATTAGGTGCAACATAATCACTACCTAATCCAACCAATACCTCTGTATTACCCTTACCATCAAAATCACTTAAACAGTTTCCTGTTGTTGCTTCTACTGTATTAGTATATGCTGGATTCTGACTACCATCTTCTAAATATGGACTAGGTATATATGGTGTACTTCCATAATATTTAGCAAGACTGTCAGTGGCACATGTTGCTCCTGTAAATCCTTTATCTGATGGTAAATAGCCATAACCATTACTACCAATAGTACCACCTATTGTATTATCCCATGTGGGAACTTTATCCATATTAGGAAGTGATGTATCAGTAATAGGACTAGTATCACTCCAACTCATTTCTTGCTCAGTACTTGCTGTTGTACCATCAAAATTAATACCAGTTATACATATTATCCTTGCAGTTCCATCAGGTGTGTGATTCGAAGGCACTACAACTACTCCCTGTACTTCACCAAGTGAACTGCTCCATTCATCTCTGGCACAAAACTTTAAATTATTACTACTGTCAGCGTAACATATCATACCCGCACTAATAATAGGAGGTGGAGGTATAGGATTATAACGAACATCGTCAACACCTATTAATGATACATTTGGAAGAAACACTTCACTACCAGATATGTATGTGTTATATTCAGTTTCACTACCAAATTTCTTTAAATATTTCATATATAATGTTATTTATTATCCTTTATTTCTGGTTCATCTATTTCCTCATAATTTTCAACGAAATCATCAACCATTTTACCATCAATCATTACTTTTCTAAGATAAACTTCAGTACCGAGAATAATACCAGAACTAATTTGTTTTAATACTTTTCCTTCATCTGCAATAAGATGTTTAGGGTTATTTACGTCTATTGTCATAACTAAACAGATTTTTATAAATATAATTTTATTATTAATAAATAAATGGTGGAAGATTAATAATACATTACCAACCATCCACCACCTAAAATAAAAACTTAATCAAATTTATTAAAACATCCCACAATCAACTACAAGATGTGAAAAATCAAGTTTTCTAACATTATTATCATTTTCATCTTCAGTAATCACAACACCAGCTGATTTATCATATGCAACAACACCTGGTTCAGTACTATCTTCATAAATACCATTTATTGCAAACTCTTTAACATCAAAAGCATCTGCAAGTCCCTGTGTAATTGCTGATGAAGTTTTAATATCATGTGTTTTAGCACTTACTTCAATTGTAGTACCACTTTCATCACTAACAATAGTTACCTTTGCATAATCATTTTCTATACCAGAAAGTGTTAATTTCTTTTTAAATGCTTCAATATCTTTTTTAATGTTAGTAATATTCTGAGCAACTGTATTTGTTGTGTCAAATATAGTATCTGCACTATCTGGGTCGTTTTCAACTTTACCTAATATTGCATCTAATTTAACATCAGCTGCATTAAGTGAATCTACGTTATTAATATAATTAGCATTAGTATTTGGTGAATATGTTTGTCCTGATTGACCGTCAACAGATTTTCTTGCTTCTATTTCTTCTTCTATTGCTTCAGCAAGAATTGTCTCAGCCGATAATGCACGTTCATATTCTTCATTAACAGCAAAATCAATTGCTTCTTGAATATTGGCTATCTTAACACCATCTTTACTAATTGTAAGTACATCTACTTCTTCAGCATCACCTACATATACTTTTCCTGAGTTAACATCTTTTTTTACACTAACTTCATGGTCAATAACTTGTAAACCATCTTTAAATTCGGCTTCATGTAAAAATGATTCAATATCTACTTGTACTAATTTATATTTACCATTTTTAAGTAAATAAACAAAGTTAAGTGTTTCTGTAGCACCCGATTCTGTTGTTGGTATTATTTCAGGTGAATCAGATTCTTGGTCAATACTAGTTGTACCACTAAGTAAATCACCAACATGACCGATACCTACAGATTCAAGTGAACTATCTTTATAAATTTCAATATCTTCACCTATTTGTTCACCACTTGACAAAAGTCTATAGACTTCTCTTACATCTGATGGAATACCAGAAGTAACTTTAACAATGTCTAAATCGGTATAAATACCGTTATTACCGTCTTTTTTAATTACCTTTTCACCTGATTTAATATTAACATTAATATCAGTTCCTGATGTTGAACTTATTACATTAATTGAACCATCAGCATTTGATACAGTGTTTTTTTCTATTGCATTTTCAATTTTACTTAATGCTTCATTAATAGTATCACCTGAACCAATATCACCTATTTTTGTTTCGTCTCTTAAATAACCACCAAGTTGAAGGTCTTTAACATCTATTTTTTCTTCGTCAACAAGTCCATCTTCTTGTGTAACAGTTATAACCACTTTTCCATCAGCAGAACTTGACTCTTTATTCATGTCATGAATCAAGTTATCAAGTGTTTTAATACCTTCTATAATAGTTGCACCAGAAGAAATATAATTTGGTGCTTCATATGGTGATTCGTCTGAAACCCATGCTGAATTACCTGAAGCGTCAATAATACTGCCGTCCATATTAAGACCAACAGATTCTTCAATTTTATCAACTTCTTCAACAGCACCATGTTCTATCATGTATTTAACAGTATCTTCATTAACGAATTTAACAGCAGTTTCGCCATCTTGTGCTAATGTCCAAAGTGAAGTACCACTTGCAACACTACCATCTTCATCTGGATATTGAACTACTATTTCACCTAAAGCAGATGTTCCACTTAAACTACTTTTAATAAATTCATCATCCTTTTTTGTTCTTAAGTTTTGTAAAACTTTTCTTTTTACATCTTTTACATTTATAGCCATAGTTTTTAAGTATATTTATTTTATTTATTAATTAATATGTTCCGCAATCAATAACTTCCACACTACTAATTGATTGTATTTTTTCATTTAAATCATTTAATGCTGCTGAAATTATTTCTTCATTTTCTTCAATATTTATTTTAATTTCTTCTATTTCGGTTTCAGAATTATTGATTTTTTCATTTAAATCATTTAATGCAGCCGAAACTATTTCTTCATTTTCTTCAATCGTTTCACGAAGTACTGTTTCAGCACTTATAGCACGTTCAATTTCGATTGTTAAACCAGAATCAATCAATTCAACAGCATCACGAAGTGCTGTTTCAGCACTTGTAGCACGTTCAATTTCGATTGTTAAACCAGAATCAATCAATTCTACAGTATCGGTCAAATTTTCGATTAACCCATCTATAGACTTAAATTCTTCTTTAGTTGCTTTTGCTAATGTTGTAACATCACCACTAATTGATTCTTCAGCACTTATAGCACGTTCAATTTCGATTGTTAAACCAGAATCAATCAATTCTACAGTATCGGTCAAATTTTCAATTAACTCAACAACATTATTTATTTTTTCATTTATTGCAATTTCTGTAATAAATGTTGCTAATGTTGCTGATGAAGGATTATCTTTATTTGTTTCAACATAGATGGCAGCGTCTTTAACATTACAATGATTTATACCTATTTCACCAAGGTTTAAATCACCAATAGGAACATTGTTTTCTATACCACTATGTCTATTTATTAACTGTTTTCTTTCTGCCATTTCAAATTTAATTATTTATTAATAAATAGTATTATTTTTTTAAATGTGGAAATGTTGTTGATAATTGTATCATGTTTTTTTTCAAACCAGTAAAATTAATTAACTGTTGTTCTAATTTACGTCTTTTATCACTAATTTTACTATAAGACCCAATAAAAAATATTTGTTTAATTTTATCTCGTTTAACAAATTCTTCTAGTTTATTATAAAATCTTACTGAATCTTCAATTGTTTTACAAAAAATAATATCCATAAAATCATCATCATGCATAAAAATTATTTTATTTTTATATAAAATGATTCTACGTATATCATATTGATTTTTAATAGAATTGACTAATATGTTATCATAAATCCATTGAAAAGTTTTTCTTTCTGTTTTGTTATTATATCCCCATACCCAAAAAGTTTCTTCAACTTCATAAGGAAATTTATCTATAATAGTCCATTTATCATTGTTTGTAACCTGTTCAACCAACTTACCAAATTCATTTCTTAAATATGATTTTTCCGTTTCATTACTGCTTAAAATTAAATATTCATATTTAGCATTCCTTACATATTTTCTATGTTCTAATTTTTGAGGAAAAATAACTTCATTTGATAATAATTCTTTTACTTTTTCATATGCATTTTCCAATAATTTATAAGTACCAATATATTTTATTTGCTTACCATTATCACAAGCAACTATTTTATATTGTTTTGTAAAAACCTTTTTAGGTTGATTACGTTTTGCCTCTAGTGCCAAACGTTTCTTTTTCCTCTTATAATAATTAATCTTTGGACCACGTTTTCTTGGTCTACCAACACTTCTCTTTTTGGCTAATTTTTCTTTCTTCTCTTTTAATTTTTCTCTTTCTCTTTGCTTCTTTTCTTTTAACTCTATCTTTTCTTTCTCTTTACGTTTTTTTTCAAAAGTTTTACGTCTTTTAATTTTACCTTTCTCAATGTTTTTAATCTTTTGGTTTTCTTTTTTCTTCTCTTCTCTTTTAAGTCTTCTTTTTTCCTTTATCTTTTCTTGCATTTTTTTCCAGTGTCTAAATGCAAATATTGTCATACCCATTTCTGCTGCTTGTTTTTCTTCAGCAGCAATTTCTTCTGGTGTTGGCTTAACATACTTACTCATTTTTCTTGATTCTTTTAAAAATTTATAGTATATTTGTATTACAACATATAATAAATAGTTTAATTATGAAACATTTTAGTAATGATGGTTGTAATCCTATTCCTCCTTATGATTATAGTATATTTCATCATAATGATGAAGACAATACTGATAAAAACTATGATAAACCTATTGGTGGTTTACATATAGAAGATTGGGAGAAAGAAGATGATTGGGATTCAGGAACAATAAAACATTTTCAAGATTAATATAATGGAAAATAATCAAAAAACAAAGAAAATTGGTATTTGTATAACGATACCTCAAACAATTAAATGGGAAGACTATAAAAAAGAACTTGATGCTGTTGCAGACTGGTCACAAGTTATGAACTTTAAAGTTGCTAATCTTCCTAAAAACCTTGAAAAAGGATGCAGAGTGTATCTTTGCTATAAAGGTAATATAATAGGATGGCAAACATTTGTTGGTACATATGTTGGAGAATTTGACTGTACAACAACAGGAAAAAAATGGAACGGTGGTTTTATTCAAAGAAGCGGACCATTCCATTATCTTAATAAACCTATTCCACATAAGGGATTCAGAGGATTTAAATACATAAATTATTCAGTATGAGAAAAGTAGTAAAATATATAGAAGGTGAATCACCACTTATTCGTGCATTGACAGAAAATAAACAAAATAATTATAATGCAAATAATGCTAATGCCCATAACCCTTGGGAAATTGTTTATATTGCAATTTGCAATGCACATGATTTTTATCCTGAACATGAATGTGGTAGATATAAAACACTTGAAGAAGCAAAGAAAAATAGTGAATTAAAAAAATATGGCGGTAGAATTGAATCTACTACATATGGAGAACTTTCAAACGTATATTTTTAAAAATAAAATAAATAAAATAAAAAAATTAATATGGCAAAATATAGTAGATGTGAAGAAGATGTACAAAAATTAGTACATGAAGTTGCTAGTGAACTTGGTCTTGAACAATTTATGGATTTTGAAGCACTTTATGTTCCTAAAGCAAAAGAAGTGGTTACTGTCTCAAAAGCTTCAGCAATTGCTGAATATTTGAGTAATCGTGATGACTTAATTCTCGTATTTGTTTACGGAGATGCATTCGATTTAGTTGACGAAAAAACACAGTATATGTGGATTAGAATGGCAATGGAACAAATTTCATTTGACAGTGAAAAAGATAAAATTAATATTGGTTGTCCTATGATTAGTGTTCCTATCAGTTATTATAACAAATATGAAAAACTTGCTGTTGATATGGCTTTACTTGGTCAATTAACAATTCAGCAAATATTAGATAAACAAAAAGAAGAAAAAGAGCGAAAAAAACAAGAAAAAGCAGAAAAGAAAAAATTTAAAAAAGGGAGAGGATATTTAGATGCTTAAAAATAAATCCCTGTGGTATTTTTCCACTGGGATTTATTTTATTCATCAATAATAAAATAAAACTCACCAATTTTTTCTTGTGTTAACTTAAGATAACAGTCTTGTATTTCTTGTCCATTTGATTTAACAATAATTTTTGCAGTTCTATTTTCAGTAGTTTCATTATTAGTAAAATAAACACTTAAACTATTACCTTCAGGCTCAACATTTATTATCCAATCATAAGTATTATCTAACTCAAAACTAATATTATCATATGTTGTTTCAAATTCTTCAATAAATGATGTTTGATTACTTTCAGACAATACTTCTAATATTTTATCATTAGATTTAATCCATTTAAAATATTTATTTTCATTTGCAAACTGATTAACTATTAATACACCTAACAATTCATTTGTTGATTTAAGTTTAAAATTAATTGTAACAGTTCGAACATCATCAGTATTATTCATTGTAAAATTCCCATTAAAAACATTTACATCCGTATAAGATGGTATTAAATCTAATGTATTACCTGCGACTATTTCTGTATTAATTTCAGATAATTCATAATTAGTTTCAATCCCAACTGTTATACTTGTATCTATTGCCAACGTATTAACAGTTAAAGCTGTTGAATCATTTTCAAACATAAAATAGTAAGCACCATGTGGTAATTGTGTTAAATTAATTGTACCTATTATTTTATTATCTGACATCATATAAACAACACCAACTTTTCCTTCAGTAGTTTCATTTGCATTATTATTTCCAATAATTTTACCATTAGAAATTTCAATTGTTCCTTGTGTTATTATATCACTTTCAGTAGTTGCTGTTAAATTTGTATAATTTGTTTCAAAAAATCTTTCAAAACAACCTTCTGAAGAAGAAAATCGTACATTTGTTATATTACTATTTGTATCATTAAACTTAAACACAAGTTCTTTACCGTTTTGTTGAACATTTACTTGTACTTGTTTATCTTCAGAAGACACTATTATTGTACAAGTTCTTTGCAATATATCGGTATTTGGTTTAAGTGTTATATTTAATTTTTTTGTGTTTGTAATAATAGTTGATTCAACAATATCTTTACATCCATTTATTGTTAATTCATTAATATCATAATTTGTTAATAATTGTACACTATATACAGCACTATCTGAAGATGCAATTACATTTGTTGAAGTATTTCCTTGATTATTAATCCATAAATATTTACTATAATCACAACCTTTTTGTTTTAATGTAGCAATACCAAGTTGTTCATTTCCATTTTTTATATAAAATGTACAATTTCTATCAGTGGTATTTGTATTTTCTTCAAATTCATAAGTAAAAACTTTACCGTTTATTGAACCTTTTGCCCATGAAGAATCACAAACCACGGTTAAATTATCATAGTTTGTGTCAATATTTTCTGTAAATACACCTTTACTATATTCAACATCATAAAGTGTAATATTAGATTTATTTGTTCTTGACCACTTAAAATATTTTTTACTTTGTTGTGTTAAAGTAAATCTTCCTATTTCTTTATTATTTCTTTTAAAAATAATTTTATCTGTTCTTTTTTTGCCTTCGTTTTTACTAAAACGAACAACATAATTAACACCATTATTTGTATATGTTATAAATTTAGCCATACTTAATTAATCTTCTATTACAGGTGTTATTGTACTTAAATCCATGTTAGTTTCAATCCTAAACGTTGTTTGTGTTACATCACCTTCAACATTATCTTCTATAGGTATTACTCTGAAATATTCTTCTTCTTTATGTTCAGGAACATGAATATCTTCTTCTATTTTCTCAACAAATCCCCATTTAAATATTGTAGTTGAAGGTATCATTTGTTTAACATATTTCATTACAACATTTGTTATATAATCCTGCCATTCATCATTACATAATGAATTATTAATTGGTTTTTCTAAAAACATTAATTCCATGTTTTTAAGATTAATAACTGAATTCGCTGATGGTTCTTCAGTTATTTCACCACCTTCAGGATTAACTGCATATGTTTGCTCTTCTTCAATTTGTGTTATTGGTGAAAGTAATGAAGTATATAATGTATTATAAAAATAATCACATTTTCTATTGTCTTTTTTATATTCTTTTGAAATATTAAAAACAAATTTTTCATTTATTTTTTGTTTATCTTCTTTTGAAAATCTAATAAGTCCTTCATCACCAAGATTAATCTGATATCTAAATATCTTATTCATATAGGTAACATATTCATCACCATCATCATACTCATCATTACTAATATGTGGATTATTACCTTCAGTTGTTTCTTTTACATTTTCTAAGTACAATACTTTTTTACCATCATCGGTCGAAGCATTCATTATTTCAACTATTGGGATATTTCTCCATCCATTTTCATTGATGTTTCCTATATTCTCAATATTTTTTAAAATAAAATAATGAGAACTTATATTTTCTATATAATCTTCCCATGTTGTTAAATCAGTAACATAACAAACCATATTTTGTTTTACTTCTTCTTTAAAAAAGCCTCTTAATTGAAAAACATCATCAGCATATTTCAAAGAAGATTCTGATTCGTCATATATAGAATAATCAGTAAGAATTGTTACACCAGATTCAACAACATTATTTTCGAGTTTTTCTGTATTTGATTTAGCCCATCCACCTTTTGACTGGAAATACCAATTACCATCATAACGTTTTCCATTCTCATACCAAGGTATAACATAATATGTTGGTGTATCTCCTATCCACTTATTTCTATCCATACAACAATATGGCTTTACTGCAATACCATCAAAATATGAATCAAATTCATCTAGTGTTTTATCTTCTTTATTAATATTAATTAATATAGTATCTCTAACTGATGGATATTTCACACCTGTTGCACTTGGATATATATTCCCTATGTTTGATAACTCTTCTTTAAACGTACATCCAGTAGAACCTCCTTCTGCTACTGTTACATATTCTCTTATATCATATTCATCTTTTTTAACACCAAGAAGTCTTAACATTGTTTCTATGCCATATCTAGTTCCTTTAATTGAATTAAGATAAGGTTCATTGAGTTTAAGTATTCTCATAAAGAAAGTATTCATATCAACTTCACTATAACCTTTTGTTCTTACATCAGGATATAAATTATCAGAAACAACATCAGTTTTTCCTGTCTGTATTGGTAACACAGCATTAAAACCACCTAATTCAACTAAATCTGTAAGTAAATAATCAGGAACATTATTCTTTTCATTATATGTGACATTGTTTGAAAATTTAATATTATCAATATATCTTTTTAAACCATCAAATTGCCTTCCATATAATTGAATTATTGCTTCTATTTTAGAAGAATCAATATGTGACAAATCTTCAGTTGTTTCTCCATTTTCTCTAAAAAAAGTCCAATCAAGATTCTTTATTGCTTCATGTGTTAACATTCTCCACAAGATATTAGAATCATATTCATCATGGAAAGAAGCAAGATTAATCAATGAACCAATATAAACTTCATATGGAGCACCTTCTATAACAGGATTCCAATTATTCATGGAAGGCCATATATATGACTGCATTCTATATAAATTTCCTTCATCAGTTTCATATGGAGTTTCAAAAACAGTTTTAAATATTGGTTTTGTTTCCATATTAACCAATATACTTTCAAATTCATCTATTGTGGAATAATATTCATTTACTATTGCTTCACCTGGTCTAAAACTATAGCCGTTATAAGTACTATCATTGTATAACAAATATTTGTTACCTTTATAAGATTCAACAAAAATCATTCTTCCATTAATAGTAACATGTCCTATTAAACCATCACCACAAGTATACCCAGTACTTGGTGAAAAATTTCCTCTTTCAATACCATGAGATTTATATATTCCGTCCTTATATTCGTCATATTCATTAGCATATAAACAAAGAAATCTATAAGGATTATCTAATTTTGATTCTTCAGCAAAATCTAATTCTACATTAACATTAAAATCATTAGGGATTACATAGTAATTTTCTATCCCTAAATTTTGCATTTTTTTATATTCTTCTGTACCTTCAACTACACCTAAATAATCTGAAAATTTTATTCCAGAAAAATATAATTCAGCGGGAAAATACATGATGACATGATTAACTGTTGCTCTTACCATTTCAACAGCAGAACCATAATAAGCAAAATCTTTAATTGAATTATAATCTGGTTTTATTCTAACAATAGATTCATCTGATATAGGTGATGAATCTACATCTGTTAAATGCCATATTTCTTCATTATCTTTATTTTTAATCCAAGCATTTTTAGAATGTTTTTTTCTTCTATCTTTATCAGTTCTTATACTAAACTTAAAGTTTGAATCGGATGTAATAACATCTTGTCCAGGAGTAAATAAGTCTTCTAAAGGGTTTATTGTCATAATATCCCTTTCAAAGACATCACCCTTATCAGTTTTTTGATTAAACTTTTTAAGTACTGTATAATCAGATTTTACTTTTCTATTTGCCATTTTTAAACATTATCTATCGTATTATCATAACTTTGTGTTGGGTCAATATATTCCCTATTTCGTTTAACATCATAAAGAGGTTTACCAAATTCATCTTTAACCGTATAATAGTCTTGTTGTTTATAAATTTCATGTTCATCATTAAATGTTGTAATAATAGCATTATCACGATTTCTAACTTGGTCGCCCTCAACCATATATGTAAGTGTATCAGCATCATGTTCAACCATTTCAATTTCAATCATTTTAGGGTCAAACTTAGTATTAGATACAACAACATGTCCACCAGGAACACCAATAAAAGGAGCAACATCAGGTTTAAAACTACTTGCAGTTGAAGGAGTAACCGTACAGAAGACAAGATTAGAAGAACTATCTGTTAATCTATATCTTGTTGCTTTAGGATATGTATCTGATATTGTTACTAATACAGGTTCACACCTATTACAAGAAGTAATAAGTCGGCTAACATCTGTCATTTCATTATTATCATCATAATAATCAATTCTATAACCTGTTAAATCAGTAACACCAGGAAAATCAGATAAATTAAAAACAACCCCCTTTATATCTGGATATGCAGCAAGAACACTAACATCTGTTATATACACATCATTTTCCTTTGGTCTAATATAAACTGTATAAAAACCCTTCCTATTAAAAATATCAAGAGGTAATCTAAGTTCAAATAAACCAATTATATTTTTATTTGAAGACTTTGAATTCACAAGATTTGAAACATCTAATGATTTAAAGCCTTGACTGAAATTTTCATCATCAGTACCTCTTGTTGGTCTATAATAATAAAACATTTCTACATCATTATTTATATCAACATTACTTGGACGCATTGTCCCATATAATCCAGCCATATATTTAATTATTCTAGTCCGTAAAAATTATTATTTCTGTAGTTTAACACATCATCAAACGTATTACACTCTCCGAGAATTAAATGTTTTTCAAATGCTGTTGCATTACCCCTATTGATTGTTATATCAACAGAAACATTTGAATCAAATGAACTTTCGTTTAAATATTCTTCTTTTATTAAAGGAGTATTTAAAACATCTTCTGATTCTTTCCAAACATCACCAAGTGGTAAATCATTAATACTACTAATAACAGCATTTCTATTAAGATTTAAATCTTGACTATGTACTTCTTTAGTTGCATAATTAAAATCAATATAAGTATAATAGTATTTAATTCCTTCTTCTTTACTTAAACCATATAATGAATCTTCAGAACTAACCATTCCTGATGTTGATTCAAATCTTGGATAAGTTTCTTCATAATAAATACCTTCTTCTTTAACATCAGAATATGTATCATCAGTAAATACTGAACCTATGTAATATTTAAAAGTTATTTCACCTTCATTATCGGTATTTATTTCTTTTATATAATCACCAGTAAACAGACTATTTACAGAATCTTTATTTAATACAATTCCTTCATTAAATGGAATTTCTAAAACAATATTTGAAGGTATATTTCCTCTAACCAATGTTTCTTTATCGTTATCACTTAAACAACCAGGTAATATTACACCATTATCTGTAGAACTATAGTTCTTACTAATTAATGTTTGTAATTTAGATTCAGATTCAATATCTTTATTAACATTTTCAAGTTCAGATAACCTTATTGGTTTAATCACCCATTTATCTATATTATCATAGTATTTTGTATCATATGACTTTGTATAACTTGAATATGTATATTCGTTTTCTTCATCAAAATATGGTGTCATTACACCTAAATCTGACTCATTAGAAGTTAATAAAAGAGGTATTGTTATATATGGTACAATTGGTGTAATATCTATATTTCTACCTATTAAATTATCAACAGCAACAATTAAACCTTTTCCACCTAATCTATTAAATTCTTCAAAATTATCAACAGCAATTACATAATCACAATTGTTAAAAATTTCTTCAGTAACATATTTACCATTATCAACTTCAATAAATACTTCATTACCTTCAGAATTTGTTATCCCAGTAATACAACTTTCTCTCAAAAAATTATGTGTTGTTCCATGATAATCAAAATTAGAGATATAACTTTCTGAATATGTTACATTGTTTACACATAGAATATTTTTAATATGTTTTAAATGTAAACCTTTTCTCAACATTTCTAATAATATATTATATCTTCTAAAAAGATTACATGTTCTAATAACTCCATCTGTTATTAAATCATCAACAGTAATACCCAAATCATTAGGATTTATATCACTGGCAAAATTTCCAAAGGTACTTTCTTTATCTTCAACAAAATAATTAAAACCATTAAAATTTTCATTAAAAACAATATAAGGCAGACCACAATTTACACGAGACCTGCTTTTTTCCAATGATATTTTTTTTCTAATAATTTCCATTTTTAATTATCTTTAGCATCCAGTATTGGTTCAAACAAATTAAATACTATTGTTGCATTATTATCTTCATTTTGTTTTATACAAGTATTTTTTTCACTTATAACATAAATATACTTACCATTAATATATTTAAGTTTTAGTTTAATGTAAAGTCTTCTCCTATATTCTTTAAGTGACAAACTACCAATATTTCCACTACCATCAGAATTACCACAAGTAATCATAGGTATCGTTCTACCAAATCCTGCATGATTAAACTCTATTTTCATATAAATAGTTTTTTCCATGTTTTCTGACTCAATAATATCACCAGGAAAATAATAAATATTAAAACCTTCACTACATTTTTCAGTATAATATTCATCACGGATAACAAACTTACTATCAAGACGATTTTCTGTTAAGCAAGAAGACGTTAAAACAACATTATCAGTTGATTCTTCCTTTTTTCTTAATTCTTCTTTTGCTTTAACATATTTACCAAATATTTCACCACTGTCTATAAAAATTGTTGAATAGTACAATAATTTTTGTGTTAACGGATTTATATCATCATAAAATGAAAGTCTTAAAAACGATTTTTTAAGTTTATTTTTTTGATTTTGAACATCATTATCAGTAAATCCTAAATAATATAACATATCAGAACTATTTACTTCTTTAGAATCAGAAACCATATATAAATAATTTGGTACTGTATTCCAATAATCAACCCTTTTTGTATCATATTGCCATGATTCTTCCAAATCTTTTCTTACTCTGAAATGTAAATTAAATGTTAAAGCAGAAGCCGAAATTTCAGTGCCATCTATTATATTTCCTTCTTTATCACATTCTGAAATGTATGGTGCAAACTTAACTTTTTCCATATCAATTATAGGTGTATTATCAACAACAGCCTCTTTAACTTTTTGTGTAAATAAATTTGTTACATTTTCTTCTTGATAAAGATGTTTATAATCTATTTCTTGTGATAAGCCAAAACCAATTTTTATAGACATTTCATCTTTTGCAAATATAACCTCAGAATATTCTTTATCTTTTGGGATTGAGGTATATTTTCCTAATATACTACCATTATCTTCATAATCAAAATTATCTTCCCATAATTTACAATTACCTTCACTATCTCTATAGTAAAAAAGATTATATGGTAAAAAAAGACTATTATATAACTTATCTTTTTCAACAATTAAACCTTCTTTTTTAATATAAATTTCGTTTAAAGATAAACCACTATGAACATAATAATAGTTCGGTGTAACTGAAGAATATGGTGCATCTCCATCACACTCATTATATGATACCACATTTTCAATATTAAACGGATATTCAATTAATGGTATTAGATTGTTTGTTCTACCCTTATCATTTAAATAAACATCATTTATTGTACAAACATCACCACTTTCACCATTAACTAAATTAACATAATATAAATTCTCAGTTGAACCACTTGTTAACCAATCTTGTGGAAATAAATAATGATTTCCAATGGTTGTTAATTTATAATAATCATTGACTTCTTCTAAAGAAGATAAATTAAAACTTTGATTTGATGGTGCTTCTATTGTTATTAATGTATTAGAACCAGAATTATCAATATTTGTTATTCTTGTCTTGTATGAACTAATGCCAACATTGTTATCATCATATTCATAACAAACATTTCTAACAAATATAACATCATCAAGTGTTGATATTTCACTATTTTTACTATTAAGTTCAATTGTTAAAATTCCATCACTTTCTTTCATTGAAAGAATTTGAAGTTCCAAAATTCTATAATTCTGAGTTGTTAAACAAACTTTTACTTTATCCATCTTAATAACAAATTTCACCTAACTTACCTAAATTATATTCAATACCAGATAAATCTATTGGATTCCATCCTTCTATTCTATAACTATTAAGCCTATTTTTATATTTAGCTGTTTTATCAAATTTTAATAATCCATTTTCACCAAGTGGGTCTTGTCTTTTTAAATAAAATGTAACATTTTTATTAATATAATGTCTTCCATTAGAAAAAGGCATGTTTAATAATTCACTATCATTTTCCAATTCTGACATTGGTATTATTCTTCTCCAAACAAATGAATGAGAACTTGGTAAAAAAGTTGAATATGTTGGTACACCTTCTTCTGTTGAAACTATCGTGTATTTTTCGCCATCAAAATCTTCTGAATTTTCAACTATCAATGTTATGTTTAATCCAGAAGTATCATAAATAATACCCCATTGTGATTCTTTTGTTTCATTGTTATATAAACAAATAGTATCATTTTTTGTAAGTTTATTATTAATTACAGTATTAAAAGATATTGTATAATAAGTTTCACCATGTATAGAAACTTCTGTTTTTTCAATACTTTCTTTATCAATTTTAATAACTTTTCCTCTTACTTTACTTACTTCTTCAGACACTTCTCTAATCTTAATTTCAGTATATGGATTATAAAAATATCCTTCAAGATTAATATTTCCTGGAATTTTTATGATATCAGTATTACCATTTTCTAAATTGACATATACACTTTCATTAATAGTATAACTTGAAAGTGTGAAACCTTTTATTTTACTTTCACCTGTTTTAACACTGTCATTGTTTGTTACATAATCATAATCATCAGCAACTATATCATCATAATATATATTAGCATATTTCTTATTTAATGTCTCTCTTTGTGCTGTATTAAATCTATGATTGACAATATTTAAAATAACCTCTGTATCTGTTATAGGATTATATTCAACTATATCAGCAATAGTACCATTATTTTCTTTTAAATATGCGTTTTCAATTGTTAAATTTTTTTCAATTGGTTCTGGTTTTTTACCATCTTTATATATTAAATCTGTTGAAAATATATCTTCATATCTTTCAACATTTTTAATTTCCACATTATGTAATTTTCTAATATTATAATCATATATATCTTCTGGTAATTCAATACCTGTTGTTACTTCGCCAAAACAATGTGAAAACTCAATTCTATCATCTGAATATACATCATCTTCATACCATAGTTCATGTCCTGCATTACGTTTAATAATAGTAAAATAAACTTCAGTAAGAGGTTTCCCTCTATGGTCAACCAATCCAGTAACGTCAATATCATCTGTGAAAACAACTTGTGCAATTCTATCTCCATAGATATTTTCACCAAAAGCAAGTTTATTAATATCACTTACTAAATCAGTTTTACCATCATTATTTTTTGAAATTTTTGCAAATCTTCTAAAATAATATTCACAATCAACACCATTAATATTCTTTTTATAATAAAATTGTATTTTATTACCATCACTATCTACAATTAAATCTTCATCACTAATTTCAAATCTACTACTTATATCATTATAACTAATTAAAAAATACAATTCTTTATTTTTTCCTTGGTAATCACCTATCCCAACAACCTTAATTCTTCTATTAATTTTTGTTAATTCTTTTCCATAATACAAAGTAACACTGTCACCAACAGACAAATTATGTTTAAACAATGTTTTCATTCTAACCAAATTATTTCCACTACTACTATATATTCTTTTTGCTTCAACAATTTTAATAGAACAGCCACCATTTAAATTACTAATTTTATTATCAATACCACATATTTTGTTTAAAAATTCTTTTTCTTTTTTAAAAGGATATGTAATACAATAATCCCAATTCTTTTCCAATCTTCTTCTATACTTATTGACTTTTGGAATAAACGAATATAATGAACGGTCTGGATATAAATCAATTATTTCACATGCCTTATTATTATTCATTATTTTATTAACAGAAATTTCTTTACTATTACTTTCATTTGTTATTGTAATATTAGGAATAGAAATATTTGTTGCATTATTAAATCCATACCATCCGTTCTTTTCTTTAAGACGATTAGCAAACGCTTCATACATACTTAATATTGTATCATATTGATAAACATGTATATCTGATTTTGTTTCTTCTGAAAGGCCAGGTGATACATCTTCTTGTACATTCTTACCACTATTGTCTCTTACAAAATCTTCAATAGTATTAAATTTATCAGATTTTGTGTTTTCTTTTAATTTATTAATATATACAAAATCATTACTTCTAAGCATATGATTATTAAATATGTCAAATCCACAATGATAAACATATGGTACTTTATCTTCAAATAACTCTGGATGTGTATATTCAGTATCTTTAATTGCTTGTTTTAAATCTAATCTTGAAGAATTAACAGACATTCCTGTATCACCTGTTATGTTTTCAAATAATACTGTACACATATTTGAACCTTCATAACGCATTACTTCTGTCTTACTGTTAAATAAAACATTAGAACAAATAGGGTTAACATTAAAAATCATTCTAAATTTGTTACTGTTATCCCTTTCATCTAAATATAACTGATTCAAATTCAATCTACTTGTGATATCATTAAAAGGAAGTAATCTTGATTTAGTTTTCAAATCAAGATTTAAAAAATTTACAGTATTGACTGAATATTTACTTTTATTTTTTTCTAATAAAAATTGTTCTTCCATATTTTATTTTTTATACTGTTTTATCATATATCATAAATTTACACCATCCGCCTAAATTACTATCTTCTTCATTTTTACTTATAACAAGACCAAGTGCATATAAGAAACTATCTGTCAAATTTTCATCTGCTTTAATTGTAATAACAGTTGTACCATTTCCAGTGATAGTTTTAACTTTTTCACCATTACTATTTATTATATTTAACCATTGTGGTTTTTTTGTTACATCAACTGGCCCTTCTGTTGTACTATAAGGAAATTCTTCTTCACCAACAATAGAACCATAACCTAAAGTATACCCTTTACGTTTATCACCATCTTTTGGAAAATAATAATTTATTTCCTTATCTTTATGCTCTTCGTCTAAATCAATTAGTTTGAATTCCCAATCAATATTAGATTTAACATTTATATTTAAGTCACCTCCACCACTAATAAATGTTGTTCCACTATTATTTTCAATCGAAAATCCCATTTTATTTTATTTATTTTATTTATTATTATGGTGTATATATACCATTTTCTCCTTCAGGTTCAATTTTAAGAAAATGTTCATCTGTACCATTATAAGATTCAAGTTGTGTAAAACCTTTATAAAATCTCATTATAGAAGTACTTCCCTTACCATTAACAGCCTTTTCATATTGTTTTTCATCTCTTTGTTGGTTAGGATTAAATTTTTGAATAGCAACTATAAAATAATCATTAATATTTTCCCATTTACCATTTTTTATTTGAATACCAAATTCATCACCAATATATACTGGTACATTTTCATCAAATATAAATGTTTTCATGTTTTCATTTATTTCATTAATATATTTATACCAATCTATTGCTTTTTTATCTTCATTTAATTTATAAGCAGTTAAAGGTGTGATATCAAATTCACTTAACATTTCTTTTATATTATCTTCACCATTAATCAAATTATCAATATAATTTTTACCCCATCTTTCAAACCATATTGGTATCTCTTTGGAAACATAATCACTTGACTTATTAGTTCGTTTATAACGAATTATAAGTTTATCACTATGAACATCTATATATGTTAATGTACCAGGTTTGTTTACAAAATTATTATTACCTTCACCATCTTCATACTTTGCACCTAATTTTTTATCTGATTCAACACCAAAGGTACAAACTAAATGATATAATTTATTTTTTTCTTCATTCTTCATATATACATAACCATTTTCAAGTAAAGGTTTAACATTTGATTCTTTGACTAAAAAATAATCAACATTATTAGAAGATTTATATTCTCCTTCTATATAAAACCGTATATTTTCTTCATTAATTATTCTAAAATTAAACCTATTTGTAAATAACACACTTGTTTGGTCTTCAATTGTATTCAATTCAATTTTATATGGCTCAATAAGTTTATCATAGTCAGTTTGTGTATCATCAGGTCCATTCTCATTTATTTCATATAAATATGTATTATCAAACCCTACTACTTTTGGTTCTTTTCCATTCTTAGGATAAAGATGAACTAATTCAACAACATCATTTGATACTTCACCATACTCAGTCCCAGTTGCATCATCTTTTATTAATGAACGTTCAAAATTGTTTAAATCATCAAACTCAGTTTCGCCACAACTAATCAAAACTTTTCCAAATCTTCTTTTATACGTTAAACCATTATGAATTTCAAACGAAGACATAAATGTTAAACCACTAAACCCAACATTTAAATTTCCAACATCATCTTGAACAACTGTTGGTACAACATAGTCAACAAAATATGCTTTAGCATAAAACGGTCTATAAATAACAGGATAATAAAAAATAGGATAAAAACTAATTTTAATAGGGACACCTTCTTCAAAATCAGGAAACTCATCATTAAAATAAAATTTGTTCCCATCTTTTACTGTGTATAAAATTCTTCCGTCTTCAAGTTTAGCAAGACAACCATTTTTATTTAACACTTTTGAATTTGACATATTACATGTAAAATAGTTTCTTGTGCCACCTAAATGAAAATCTCTTTCGAATAAATCATATGTACCAATTTTATCACTTACAATTAAATTACCATTAATTGCCATTTCACCAAATAAAGGTTTCTTTGTTGCAGTACTAGATATACTTAATGTTGTTGGTAAAATACTCTCATCACTTAATGAATAATTTGGATAACGTTCATTATAATTATCATTTTCATAAAACACTTCAGATAAATAATTATTATTATTTTCAGGTGAACCAAATAATGCAGTATCAAGAATTCTATTTTTAACATTTATTGCAAAAACTTTATTAGTAAAATATTCACCATCATAATCATTTCTATTATATAATGCATAACGTTTAGCCCAGTTTTTTATGTTTGAAGTGTCATCACCAATTGTTCTCCACCATTCACCATTATAATTTACCAACTCAGTACTATATGGTAACAGTTTACTACCAAGAAATAAATCATAATTATCAATACCTTCTACAAAAACACTACCCAATAATGTATATCCATTACAATTATTTTCCATAGATGTTAAATAAATATTATAAGTTGTATCTGATTTCCAAACATATAATTTACCATCATCACCAAGTACAGAACAATTAACTTTTGAGCCTCTATTAGATTCTTCACTTTGTATTAAACAATCAGGTAAAATCTCACCTTTCCCAAAATAGTCACCTGTACTTACATCTACAAGTATTAACTTATCCTTATATATGTTCCAATCAAGTACTTTCATCTTATTTTCAGTACCATCATAACAAGCAACTAAATCCATTGATATATAGCCACAATTAAGTTGTCTAGCATTTGAAACTATTGTACACTTATCTTTGTTTGTTGTTCTAAATTCAAAATTATTAACTGAAATAGAAGATTTTATTCTATTTTTACCAAGTTCAACAGTTTTAATAACAGAATCACCACTATCATCTGTAAAAGTAAAAGTATAAACACCAAAAGGTAAATTTTTTAATATTGTATCAGAATAAACAAAATTTCCACCTACTTCCTGATTATTCGGTAATTCTACTATTGTTACATCTTCTTCACAATCCTTATAATATTCATATTTTCCCTTAATTAAACCAACAGCATTCATCCCTTCAAATGAAATATCTGAAGTAAAATTACACATATCTACTGTTTCTTTTATCATGTTAACTTTCATCTTCTTTTTAAACCTAGAAGAAGTATCACATACAGAAAAAAATTGTTTATTAAATTCATCAAATGCTGTTGCACCATCTTTTAACCCAAAATAAAAATAAAACGAATTATTATATTGAGGTAATCTAACAGTTAAACCATCAACAAGTAAAAATTTTTTTAATTGTTCTTCATCATTAGATAAATCATTAATACCTAATCTAAATTTATAATAATCTTGTTTTACTTCTTCAAGTGTTCTTGTATATGTGTATGCAGTTTCATTTCTATCATAACCAACATCTTTGGATATTTGTGAACCACTTGCTTTTGAAAGTTCTGATGATTCATCTTTTATACTTAGTTTTGTATTCCATTCACTTGTTTTTGTTTGTTTATTTAAAGAACCATCAAACCCATTAGTTCTTAAATAAACAAAATCATAAATGGGGTATCCTGTTTTTTCGTCATATTTATCAGTACAAAGTAATCTCTTTTGATTCATTGTTGCAAACATACTTCTAAAATTACCACCATTTATTTCATTATTAGAAATTAATCCTGTTGGTACAAAATAATTATATTGAAGTTCATTAGTTTTTCCTACAATTTTACGTACTTCTTCTCTTCTTTGACTCATATTTGAACCTATTTCACAAATACGTTCAAGATTCACACAAGACTTAATATTAGTCTGTGAATTTACACATGAAATACCTAAAAAATGTCCACCAGGCATATAAATACTTCTACTAACATCATTACTTGCTTCTCCTTGTCCTGGACCAGTATAATTCCAAGCAATACCAGCCGCTTCAGTCAATGCAATTGAATCATCATAAACATCAGCTAATGTATCACCTTCAATTCTACCATATTGTAGTGTTTCTTCTGCTGTTGAATAATAGTTTGATAATCCACTATAACTATTATCAACCTGTTCTACTGTTCTGTTTACATCAGGTTCTTTTACACCAGAACAAATTGTTCCATTATCATCAGCATAAAGATAACCCTCATCATCCATATTAGTTAATGCAAGATTTGTTGGCATTATATATGAAGAACTTGTTAAATATTTAAATGCTTGTGGAATACCATATAAATTACAATCAAGAAGTGAACCAAGAAGAACAATATCAGTTGCAAAAAGATTTACTTTTTTATTATTATCTTGTCTTCTCCATTCACATGGCTTCATATAATAAACATATTGTTTTCTTGATGTTTCTTCTTCATGAACAACACCACCATTACCTTTAATCTTATTTGTTTTAGAACCACCAAAAATACCATATTTTGTTTTTCCGTTTCTCTTATGACATTTCTGTTTTTTAGACCGTGGCCCGACACAACCATTATCACTTGCAATCATATTATACATATGATTCTTTTTCTTATATGATAATGAACATTGTTGTACATAATATCTCGTTTTATTGAAAATAGAAGTATCATCCATACATGCCTTAATTTTAGATTTAATTTTAATTAAACCAAACAAAAATGTCATTTTTGGTCTAACATATCTCATCCATCTTGGCATATATATTACACCATTAACCCAATCATTATAAAAATCAAAATTAATAACTCTATATTCCTGTGCTAATGCCATCTCAATACAAGGAATAAGATAATCTGTATTAATAGTAATACAAACTCTTTCATCCGACCCATCATCACTGTTTATTGTATCTATTGATTTAGTATCACCTATTCTATCTTCTGAATCTTTATTTTTTAAATAATCAAATGTTTGTTGTAAAAAATTTATTTCTAAATCATCCTCACCTTCTGTAAAATTTTCATTTACTGGTGCAAAATACCATGTATCTAAATCTGGACATAAACCATCTGCAATTGTAACATATCTAACATTTCTAAGCCAACGCATTGCAATACTTGAAATTTTTCTAATTTCTTTGTTTAAATCTATTGAACCACCAGAAAATAAAGCTATAAGAAAATTCATACCAAGTGTTAAAACTGATACAACAACAATTAATACTGTCTCAATTCCATCTAAAAATCCTTTGAATACCTTTGCAATAGCATTGTAGATATTATTAATAATATTAACAATACGAACATAAGATTTAATCAATGCACATAAAATTGTAAACATTAATGGTAATTTAATTCTAATATTATTATAAGGCATAGGATTATTTTGCCCATAATAATTACAATGCTTTATACCAGTAAATCTTGCTGTTTCTCTATAAGTTTTTGATTTTTGAAATCTTGGTATATAAGATTTAACAGTATATACATTATTCCATAAAAGGTCTCTAAATGAATCTTCCCTTGTATCACTACCAAATTCATAATCATAATCTTCATGTTCACCTTCAGTTCCTTCAATATCCATTGGATTATGTGGAACAAGTACTTTTGCACGAAAATAGTTATCAGTGTTTTTTTCCATATCCTGCATAGACACTCTAAAACGAACACGTGTTCTTGTTGGAATACCTTTTTCTGGGTCATCAGTTGGGACCATATTACCATATTCGTCTGTCATCATATAATCAAGATTCATTGGAATCTGATAACACCATACACCATTACCATCAATTAATTGTGTTCCTTTAATTTGGAACTCTTCAATTGTACCACCTGTTGTGTAACGTATCATTTCAATAGTACCTTCACCAGTTGTTAATTCATCCATTGCACCCATTTGATTAGTAGGTACACACTTCTTTGAAATACCATTAGAAGAATTATCAGCAACAACAGAACCCATAAATACACATGTTGGTTCAAACTTAAAACTAATATTAATATCCGCTCTTGTTATACCTATTGTTTCACCCTGATTTTCATTACCCCAAAATGGAATAACATTTACAACCTGGTCTTGTGAAAATATTTGACTTAATGAATCTAAATTAGTATCAGTTTTGAACTGATTAGCATTTTCAAACTGTTCAATTGTATAACCTTTATAAACAAAATCACGAGGCCTTTGTGAAAGAATACCGCAATCAGACAAATCCAAATCCATATGAAGTGTCTGATTACCTGTTGGTACACCTGCAATAATATAATCACCAGAATTATTAGTCCTAGTTGTATACTTATAATATGTATCAAAAACCTCTATAAGAACATCATTATCAAGAAGATATGTCTTATTTGGAAAAGTGCCTACTACTTGATGACAATCATCAACCTTTTCTTCTGGTAAAAGATTATATCTTATACCATTTCTATCCTGTGAATCTGTACTTGTATATGGATATATACTAGCAATTTCTTCATTTTCAAAATTTCCCTCAATGAAAATACTTATTTTAGCATTTGGTACACCAAAATTACCATTAGCAAGAACTCTCCCAACTATAACACCATAGTTAGCAGAATGCAATTTATAAATATCTTCTTGCTTAAGTTTTAATGATAAAATCTCAAAAGTATCATAACTTTGATTTAAGTCAACAAATAAACTTGGATTTGTATCATTAATATTTGTTTTAATTCTTAAACTTTTATTTGTTTCAACCATTTGTATGTTGTATTCTAAGTAATTTCTTTATGCTTAATTTTTTGTCTTTAGTAAAAATACTAATAAAAATAATGTGTAAAATTATAAATGGTAAAAATATTAACCCTATCAAAAATGTAAATAAACTAATAAAAAATTCTTTTACTGTTAATCTAATTGTTGTTTTTTTCGATACAGGTATATTATGCCCATATTTTTTTTCTAAATATGTTATCTGTTGATTAACCTTACAATTACATCCCATAACTTTTATCTTGTTTTACATCTAACGTTAATATCAGAAGAATTTGGAAATTTAATTTCCAGCATTGAATCACCTTCACTGAATATAACTGAATCAGATGCTTCTAAATCAATTTTTATTCTACTTCCAGTAATGTTATCACCTGTAACCCCTTCAACTACCCCTTCTGTTTCTTGTGTTGTTTTTGTTGGTGAATAACTTCCATTAAAATAGTTATAAACATCTAATTTAATAACGTTTAAAACACCGTCAACTTTAGATATTTCTTTCTGAATGTCACCAACAAATATGTCATCACCCATATTATGTTTATTAACATCCATATAATCACTTATAACAGTAATTACATTTGCAATAACATCTGATTTATTATAATTTTTATCTATATAAAGGTCAACATCGAAACCAATATTAATGATTTTTCCTGATTTAATTTCAATATAATCATTAATCATTCTATATCCTGCAATATAATCTCTAACATTCTGAATTAATGCTGTTGGTAAAATTCCGTCAAGTTTTCCGTTATTATCCAAGCCAATTAAATACAACATTATTTTGTTGTTTTCTTCATTAACACCAACTCTAAAAGGTGTACCATATCTCGGAGGAAGTTTTAAAAGTTGTGCTATGTAATCCTTAATTGTAACACATCTGTTTTGTGAACCTGTATTATATTTAATCAAATACTTAAGTTCTTGTTCTGTTGGCATATCTTTACCTGATACTGAAGGAGAAGTACTGACAACAGAAATTGTTCTTTTAACAGCATCTCTAATACTTGGATTTGTACCACCTATTTCAGCATTAAGATAAACAATGTTGTTAATAGCACCTTTTGCTAAATTACTTACTTTACCACCACCTGCTCTATATAATACAAACATTGTTGTATTTGGTTTAGGTAAATAACCTAAATTATCATTTCTAATAATTCTTTGAATTAAAAACTTGGAAAATGTTTTACAATCAGTTTGTATATCAACACTTGAATCTATTCCTGAACCAAAAATAAGTTTTAAATATCCTTTATCTGTATATTCAGTTATAAACTTATGTTTTACTTCTTTCCATTCACCTTTAACAACGCTATATGTTGGGATTCCATTATAATTATATTCAATTGTTTGTGCTTTACCCTCTTTATCTAAAGCATCACCCCATCTATATTGTTGTGCAAGTGATTCTACTTCAAAAAATCTATATTTTTCAGTATCAGTATCACCACTACAACTTTCATTAAAGTCTTCACCATCATAATAGAACTCACCATAAGTAGGATTTGTTATAATATTTGTTCCATCTTTTACCACAACTGATTCAACATTCATAACATTTTCATCTGGTAAAAGAATTTCCATAAATGGAGATATATCTTTTGAACGTAATACCTGTCTGTAAATCTTTGTTTCTCCAGCAACAACAACAGCCAATTTTGTTACTCTATATTGCGTTATAATACCATTAGAATTTACCATTGGATATATTGTTCTGTTTGAATTACCATTACTGTCAAACTGTAATGAAAAATCCACATCATCTAAAAGTTCAAACATTTGACTACCACCAGCCAATTTAGTTCCACGTCTGATAATTGGTGCATAATCATAATTCGGTTTACTGTCATCACCCTTTATAGGAATATAACAACTAAACTCCACTTCTGCCATAGCACCTTTTGGACCAGGTACTTTAAAACCAATATTTCTTGCTAATGCATATAATGATGCTCTTTCATTAGCACTGTTTATATTTGTCTCCTGAAATACCCTGTCAATATGATAACTAAGATTATCAGCAACATCAGCATTAATATCAACTAACCATGAACCAACTGAAGCATCATCCCAATTAACGTCTAAATCTGGATAATACTTTTTAGAATAATCAATTAATGCTTGACGATAATCTTCAAAATTTCTATTAAGATATGATATACTTTTTTCCATAGTTTTAAACTTTTACTGCAACTTGTGTTTTTTCTTTTTTATTTCCTTTAATAACACTATACTCTACAATAACAATTACACCCCTTTCATCTTTATCATCCTGTAATATCCTTATATCATTAAACTCAATGTTACTGACATACCTACATACATCTGACATAATTGTTTGTTTTACATTATTAAAAGTTGCTTCATCTTTTTGGTCAAATAAATATTTGATTAAATCAGTACCAAACTCTGGTTGTCTAAGCCTTTGACCCTTTGGAGTAAATAAAACATGTAATACATCAGATTTAATTTTATCAGTAACAGTTGTATTTAAATCTAAATAAACTTCTTCTAAATTTTCAGAAGAAAAAGGATATTTTATACCATATTTTTGTGTAAGTGCCATATTTAAAATATTGTTTATTATAAATAGTTACCAATGTTTTTTCTTAAAATAATATAAGATTATTTAATAAGAAAATAAAGAAATTTTATAACTATTAATAGAATTTAATACAAATTTTGCTGTGCCAGACGCTGCGAAGTATTCTCGCTATTAAGTGGCACAGCAATTAACTATACGTACACATTAGCCAACACCTTAAAGACTCTTTAAAAAAGAATATGGTGTACCTTAACGGTACACCATATTATATAAGGTATGTGTGACTTACGTCACACCCTCTATTAAAAGCCAAAGCGAGCAGACACGGAGGCGAAAGCACGCACATAATAAGGATTACTCTTACCGTTGGTGAGAACACCATTGTTTGGATTCACGGAACGAGCACGGCTACTACTGTACTCCGTAGAACTCCAATAGAAGTAGTTACTATTCAACTGAACGCCACCAACTTTCTGTAAAGCGGATTGAATTTCATTAAATCTTGGCATTATATATCCAAGTTCACCACAAGCAGGAAGATACCAATTACCAGCTGGTAAAGCTGTTGTTCCATACTTATTACATGCATTAGCAGCAACATAATCACTACCTAATCCTACTAATACTGATGTGTTACCCTTACCATCAAAATCACTTAAACAGTTTGCTGTTGTTGCTTCAACTGTATTAATATATGCTGGATTCTGACTACCATCTTCTAAATATGGACTGGGTATATATGGTGTAAGACCAGCATATTTGGTAAGACTGTCGGTCGCACATGTTGCTCCTGTAAAGTAACCATTATCACTATCTGATGGTAAATAGCCATAATCACTATTACCAATAGCACCACCTATTGTATTATCCCATGTTGGAACTTTATCCATATTTGGAAGTCCTGTATCTACATTTGATGGTCCCCACATTATACTTACATTACTTGATGTTTCAGTACCATCACGTGCAACACCTTTAATACACATTATCCTTGCTGTTCCATCTGGTGTATGATTCGAAGGAACAACAACTACTCCTTGTGCTGTACCAAGTGTACTATCCCATTCTTCTACAGTACAAAACTTGAAACCACTGCCATCGTGATAACATATCATACCAGCACTAATAATAGAAGGAATAGGAGGTGTTGGTATACCATCTTTATAATATACATTTTCACCAACAAAACTCACATTAGGTAAAATTGGTTTACCATTAATATAAGTTTCATATTCACCATATGTCTCAAACTCCTTAAAATATTTTAATTTACTCATCTTATTTGTTTTTCTTTATAAATAGTTTATAAACCAACAAATTTTACTAAATATACATGTTTTCCATTTTTTTATATTCTACTTCATAACGTTTTTCTTTTGGTATATTATGATTAATCCAAAGTGTTAATAACCGTTCTGAAAGGAATCCACCTATGTGAACCTGCCAGAAAACCTCAGGCCAGGTTAATTCCATTGGGTTTTTACCTTCTCTTGGATATCTAATATATTTTCCAGCTCCGATATTTCTTGCAACATGAACAATTAAATCTTCATATGTTGTTATACGATTTTCTTTAAGCCATTCACCTAACATTTCAAATAAGAAAGAACAATATTCGTCATATTTTTCAGCAGGTAAAACAAAGCCATTAGAATAATACAAATCATGTCCATTTACAATTACATTATTCCAATCTTCTGTATATTCAGGATGATTTCTTACTAAAATTTTACCAAGGCATTCAAGGTCTTCTTTATTATGGGAATATCCATATCCATCAAGTAATGTTTCAGCAGGGATAAAAGCTGTTTTATTTTCAGGGTAGTTATATGGTTTAGCACAAATTATATCATAGTTTTTAAATATTTCTTCATAATTTGTTTTTTCATCAACACCTGTTAACCTTCTTCTATATTGTGTTTGTCCTTTATATTTAGCATCTGTTACATTTTTCCAAATCCAGAAAGTTCCTGTATTTTCAACAAAAAAGAAATTTGAGTTTGATATATTAATTCCTGTATTATCTTTTAATTTACACACATCTTTTCCATTTGCTGCACCACATTGCAGAGGTGTCATTACTTCATTGTCAACAAAACCATATTGTTCCTTATCATAACAAAGCATAAAAAGTTGTACATCTTTACGTTTCCCATTCACTAAATTTTCATTATAAACTTCAGTTTTTAAATTTAAGTTAATTCCAAGAATTTCTTTTATAATATCCAACTTTTCTTGTGTAATTTTATTATATCTAAAAAATCTTGTTTTTAAAAGTACTTCAATTTCACCATCATCATATAAATGGTCAGGAAACCCTCTTTTCATTTTTTTACAATATTCTTCAACTGTTTTTGTAGAGAAATGTGCAAGATATGCTTCTTGAAAGTTATATTTTTCAAATGGTGAATCACCTCTACAAGCCAAACCTCTACTATTACAACATTTACTAATACCATTTGGTGTATGTGGTGTTATTGTAAATTTAACATCTTTTTTTAAACCACCTCTTATAATACTTTTTATATGATAATTTTCTGGAATTGGATAAGCTACTTTTGTATCATAAGGTATTGGATTTTTAAATCTTTCCATAACTGGTTTTTCTTCATATCTAATTTTATCATCATCACCATAACACATCCAATTAACATGAATCATATCATATTTATTAAAATAAATAGAAGAAAGGTATTCACAAATAGTATCTTTTTTTTGTAAAACTAAAAATTCGTCACAATCAAAGAAAGCTATCCAATCATAATCTTTATTATATTCAAGATAACATTCATTATAAGCGTCTAACTGACATACTTTTCTATTTCTATAATTTTTTAATATTACATAACCAGATTCTATATAATCACCAATTACATCTTCAAAAATTTCTTCTCCATCATAATTGTTATCATATAATACAATATTTGTAAATCCTAAATTTTTGTTATATTCAACCCATTCACGAATATAACTGTTTTCCATTCTTCCAATTGAACATAGTAAAACTTTTTTTGTATCCATATAAATTAATATTTTTATCATAAAATAAAAATATAACAACAAAAAAGCAAGTTTTTTTAAACTTGCTTTTTTAGTAATCATTCATACTATATCTATCACCAAATTTTCTATTTTTATTAATTTTAATTTCTCTGATTTTATCAGCTAAAGATTTTCTTTTCTCTTCAGGTTTAATTACAATATTATCTGGTTTTCTAAAAACAACACTTTTAACTTCTTTTGCAACGGATGTTATTTGTTTATCCTCTATTGTTTTTTTAACTTCTTTTTTAAAAACAGGTTTTTTATGTTTAATCTCCCATTTAAATACACTACAATTAAATATTGACTTATCTAAATACTTAATTTTTGTTTCTTGATTTTTCCATAAAGCATAATTAAATGATAATTGGTCTCTATGACTATAATCTCTCACTTGTTCCAACCATGTTTCCATTAATTTTTTACAAGATTCTTCATTATGATAACGTAAAAGAATACAAGTTTGAGGTAAACCGTAGTGTTCAGGAAAACCTTCTTTTCTATAAGCATTTAATTGCTTTTCAATATTTTCTTTTGTATCTTTTTTTAACCCTATACAAGCATTACCTTCTTTATATATACAGTCCCTATTTGGATGTTTACCAACATATAAAACTGCTTGTTCTTTACTACAATTTTTATTGACAAATTCATTAATATTACCAGTTAAACGTGTATTGGCATCAACCCATACTGAAAATTCATAATCTGATAAATATTTATGTGTATTAATTTTAATATTTCTTTGTTTCTTAACAGCAGTTAATCCATTAAGTTCACTTGGAATTGGTCTTATTTTCCATATATTACTTGTAAATGGTTGGTCTGTAAAACAAATATAATCATAACCTTCAGTAACAAATTCAGGTTCAATAAGTATATCATAATCTCCACTTATACAAGTATAAACAACATTTTTATTTTTTTCTATATTTGGTTTTATTTTCAAATCTAACCAATCACCAAAAATTTTATTATATTTTTCATCTTTATATTTAAAAAATCCACTTCCAGGAGTAAAAGTTAATTCACCTAAAAATACTTCATCATTTATTTCATAAAAATCAACACGAACAAATTTAAAATCTTCTGATAATTTTTTTGCATATTCCACCATTAACCCAAAATTCTTTGGTTTAACATACTTGTTATTAATATTTACACAATACGGATTCATAACTTCATGATTCATTGTATAATATATTATATCTCCATGCCCAAAACCATTATTTATTGTATATGTTTTTACTTCACCATTAAAACACCAAAATTTATAATCAAACAAAGAATCTTTTTGTGTTGAATCTTCTTTGTATTCTTCCACAAAAATTTTACGTTCTATATCATGATACTGTAATTCGCAACCATTTTGAAAGGCAAAATCAGTTTTTATCCACTTATTTAACTTTCTAATAATTTCAGATTTATCTATTTTGTTTTTATCCTTAACTATAATATTCATACCACTTCCATGATTACATTTAATAACAAACTGTTGTGGTAATTCTTCCCATTTAATTTCATCTGTTGTATTATATGTTTTATATATTGGAATACAAATATCTTTTCCTAATTTTTCTTTACAATAATCATGTACTTTTATTTTATCAGCACACCTTGTTTTTAATGGTGTTGTATCATACAATTTAAGCCATTGTATCTTATCTTGAATAGTTACAGGTTTATCTATGTTAATATCCAATTTAATATTTCTACCTCTCCTTATTAATTCTTTTTTATATTCTGCTATTTTATTATTGTACATATCTATCTCATTTATTTTTTTATCTTCTAAATCCATATATAAATTATTGTATGATTTTAACCACTTGTCAATAGAAATTCCTTTATGTCTCCAACTAGCACTACCAAAATGAACAATATAATCATCACATTTTATTTCTCTATGTTCTAATTTCTCTGCTTCTAAATAAAAATTAGAACCTGTGTCATAATTGTCTCCATTCTTATATACATCTCTCTTACATAAGCCATGCATTCGGTTTTCATTAAAATAATGAATATTATTTTCATTACAAAGTTTAGTGTTTATAAAACAGATAAATGGTATTACCCTATTAATAGTTGAACTTGGTTGTTTTTTTACCTCCGAAACATAAACATATCTCTCATCAAATAAATCTGAAAAATCTTTTTTAATCAAAACATCTGAATCTAATAGAACAAATGGTTCTTTAATCATATCCATAAATTTTTGTATAGAATAACAATGTTTAGCAGAACCCCATTTATTAAGTCTTCCACCTGAACTATTTTTATTTGGATATTTCTTTAACCATTCATTAAAATTGATTATTTGTCCCTTTGTATTATCAATAACTTTTACATTATCAAATATATTTACAAACGGTTCTTTATCACTATTATCAAAAACATATATTTTACAACCAGGTATATGTTTATTAACACTTTTAATACAGCACTGTGTTAAAAGTGTTGTATTAAAATTTACTATTAAAACATTTTTATTCATTTCTAATTTTTATTTAATAAATATTTTTATAAAACATAAAATGCCACTTTTCAGTGACATTTTAATTCATAATTATAGGTTCTCTCATTTTTTCATAAAGAACACGTTCCTTAACTTTATCAATCTGACGAATAAAATAATTTTTTCTTGCTATTAATAAATTTTCTAAAAATTCATAAGGGTCGTTTTTTAATTTTTTTTCATTATAAACTGTTTTTAAAACTTTCCAAATATAATCATATTGACAATAGTTACCTTCCAACTTTATTCTTTCTATGGTTTCAAATTTTTCATCTATTTCATTAATAAATCTATAAACATTTGTTTTTTCAACAAGTTTATTGATATTATTTCTTGTCAATATTGAAAAATTTTTTAATTCATAATATAACTGATTACATCTTGCATTTATTTCATCAGTTGAACACAGATACAAAATTCTACCAATAAAATATTTTATTTCGTCTTTTTTATTACCATCCAATAACTCCATAGTTTTAGAATTATATTTAAGACTTTCTTTTCTTTGTTTAGACACTCTTATAAACTCATAAAAATTTCTTTTTGCATGTACTAATTCATGTGAAACTTTATCAGCAACGACAAAAAAATCAATTTTTTCATCATTTGTAACTATATAACTCAAATTAAATATTGGCTCTGATAAATAATATTTTCCACCATCATTAACTAACTTCGGATAATATTCTTCTAAATAATTTGTTTCACTTAATTGTCTTTCAGTATCGCCAAATTTATTTCTCATAATGAACAAACTTATATTAAATATAGGTTTTCTCATAAACAAAGTATCAACATTATCAAATAATTCAACTGGTACGGTGAAACGATATTCATCAACATCTTCTTTTACATCATATTTTTTAAAATATTTTTCTTTTAAATCTGATGAAGACAAAACATTATTTATATAATTAGTTATTGTCAAAACAATTCCATCTATACCATCTATAACACCTCTTGATTCAATTAATTGATTATATACTTCAATTAAATCGAAATCCTCTTTTAAAACTATCCTCTCCATGTTATTAAATCTTTTTATTCCAAAATTTATATGTTATATCATTTAAACCATAAATAGGATTCCAATTTTCATCAACCGTTCTTGTTAAAACAACTTCGAATAACCTTTGATTGGTAGTCTCTTTATTCAATGGCCCGAATTCTTCTATATATGGTCCAACTTTATAATAATTCAATAAAGGTAAATATTCAACATCCCATCCTTTTTCACCTGAATATAAACCAATTCTTAGTTCAGGATAATTATGTCTAATATACTCCATACGTTCTATAAGTAACTTTTTATCATTTCCTTCACCCATAAAACAAAAACATGTTATCCCATCATTTTCTTTTATAAGTTTATCAATTACTTCATTTGTTAATTCTTGTCCTATATCCTGTTTTAAATATGGTGAATGACATCCCTTACAATTATGTTGACAATTTGTTATATTAACAGCAAGTGTAACCTCATCTGGAATTTCGCTAAAAACTACCTCTGTTTGTAAATATTTAATCATAAACTTTAAATCTCCTTTAATAAATACTCATGAAAAAATAAAGAACCATTTCTACATACATCTTTTATTGCTTCATGAGATATTAGTTCCATTTTTTCTATTTCTTTTCCTAAATCAATATTAATACCATATCCTTTAAAAATATTCTTAATAACTCTAATTTCATTATTTGAAATATTTTTACATATATTTTCAATCATTAAAAATGTTTGATATGATTCTGTTTTCACTAAATTTTCTTTATAAACTTTTAATAAACAATTATATTTTTCTTCATCTGAAAAATCTTTTACTTTGTTTCTAATAAAACTTATTCTATCTTCATTAAATATTTCTAATAATTGTGCATAAGTTGAAGATATTATTGACTGTCTTTCATGAAAATAACAAGCATATAATGAATATGCAATATTTCTTGCTAAATCATTCCTCTCATTGTATATAATATTATTAATGCCATCATACCAATCAACTATATTAATACCTTGCTTATTGGATATTCTCTTACTAAAAATATTTCCATGCATTAACTCATGATTAATTACAGAAATAAGTTTATTAAATAAATTATTCCTATCATAAGATAACACATCAAATTGACTTATATAAACAGTAAAAACTAACTTTGTTAATATAATATTACCGTCATTTACTTCACCATATGGTTCTGTTGTTGCATATGTTTTATGTAATAATGAAGAACTTCTTACTAAAACTAATTGAGTATCTATTTTTTCACCATTAATCTCAATACTAATATCTTTCTCCTTATTACCATTATCTAACATGTCTAAAATTTCTTTTGACAACACATTTGCAATATCAATCTGTCTATTAAAAGAACCAAGAGACTCATTAATAAACGAAACCTCTTTTAAAATTGGTTCTTTTAACAAACAATTTTCTAAATTTTCTTCTTTTAAAGAAGATAATGGAATATATTTACTATTCATTTTTTTCATTAAAATTAATTAATATATTTGTATAAAATCTTGCATAAGCCTCTATTTGTCTTGGTTCACTATATGCTGAAATTCTTTTCAAATATCCTATTACTCTTGTTAAATAATCTAAGTTATGACTACCACAATGAGGACAAACATCTAATGTGTGTTTACTTATATATCCACAATCATTACATACAGTATTCCTTACGTTAAATGTGAAATAATTACAACCATATTTAGCAGCAACTTTCATTATTTGTCTATATTGCTCTTTAGACAAATGTTCACTAATATTATTATGACAGGCTGAACCTCCGTCCAAATATTGTACAAAATCTTTTCCATGAAGTTTTATCCTATCCAAAACTGAAAGTGAATTATCTTCTGGATTGTAAAAATATGAACTATAAAGATTTCTATTAGGACTAACCCAATAACCATCTTTTTTATCCCATGTATAGTTTTTTGCTGCAAGATTTTCAGCTGGAACAAATTCCGTATTAAACATACACTCACGTGTTTTATCCTTTTTGTTAGAAATATTAATAGTTTCAAGAATATTATTTACAAATTCTTTGTACTCATCATTATAACTAACTTTAATACCTAAAAATTCAGCAGCATCTGTAATACCATTAACACCAACAGTAAGATATTGCTTTTTCATATCAATGAAACCAGCTTTATATACATCAAGCATGTTAGCATTTAAAAAGTCTTTAATTGTTTCATTAAAAGCTGTTTGATACTTATGAACTCTTTCCGTCAAATCTCTGACTTCATTTCTAATATATTCATAAAGTTCTTCTTTATTATATTTTACATTGTTTTCTAACAAATTCTTTCCAGATTCAAGAGTAATACCACTTGCTTCATAATATTTTCTTGCAGCATTTTGAATTAATCTTGGTAAATTCATTGACATAACAGATTTAGAACCTGTTGCAACTGATGCAGTACCCATCGAATATTGATGCGTTGTGTGATTGTGCTCTTCATCCAAGTTATTGTCTTTCAAAGAGTTACGAAGTCTACAGCATGATGACAAGCTATCTGGACTGTCTGATAAATAACAGAAAAAACTATGTCCTTCACTCCACATTTCAGCAGTAAAATCAGCATATTCTTTATCCATAAAATCATCAGCACCATCAGTTAAAAGTGCCATAGTCTCAACAGGAAAAGTAAATGTATATGTTTCACGTTCTTTATTAAACCACTTCATAAAACGTTTTTGTAACCATGAAAGTGTTTCCCATACAGGTTTTGTTCCATCAGGAAAAACAAAATCACCAAATACGCCTTCAAAATAAGGTTTATCAAAATAACCAATATTCCAAAAAACTGTTTGATATCCACGATTACCAGCTGGCATATTCATTGAGTGAACTACTTGTTGAAAAGCATTATTAATTACATCACCTATAGTTCTCTTCTTTCTACTTAAATCAACAACTTCATCAATTCTATTTATATAATCTTCGCCATAATCTTTACGAATGAAATAATCCATATACATAAGAAATTCAGGTGTCGCAACAGCCCCCATGAATTGAGAAGATATAGAATATACAAGATTAATAAATTCACCACAATAAGATTTTAAATCAGTTGGAGCAATAGATTCACCACCTAAACCTTTTAAACCATCAACCAAAAACGGAAACATTGTAATTGCTACACAGTATGGATAACCTGGTGTTCCACTTTCATCATGTTTATATAATATATGTGATTCCAAATCTTTTATATATTGTTCAGCAAGTTTTTTAGAATACATCTTTTTTATTTTATCATAAAGAATGTATCTATTTTGTTTAATGTTATCTTCTTTATAAAGTTCTTGCCCCAAAGTAACAATATTTTTATTTGAAACATTTGCATTAGAGTCAAACTTTGAACCTGTTGCTGCATTTTTTGCTTCAATATATGCTTTAATAAAATCTTGTTTCTTTTTTCTTGGTAATCTATCAGCATATTTTTGTGAATATGCTTTTGCTACCTTTTTGTTAAAACTCATTAAAGCATCTTCTACTTGTCTTCTTATTTCTGAACTTGCTATTCCATCATAAAGAAAAAGATTATTTGTAATTGTCTCTAAAATTAATTCATCACATTCTTCTTTTGCTGTCTCAAATGCACCACAAATTCCATTCTTTACTTTTTCTCTACTAAACTCTTCATATGTTCCATCACTTTTTCTTACATCCATAATATTTTTCTTTTATTTTACTTTATTTTAGTATAAAATAAATAGTAGAAATAGTCATCTTTTCCTAGAAAAAAATAACAATCTTTCTACTATTTTTTCAACAAAACTTGTAAATATTTAATTACCTTATTATTAAGTAATGCAAAAATTTTTAATATTTTTGATGTAGTTGCATTACCATTTCTTCTTGATTTCTTTGGTTAATTTTTTCTTCTTCTTCTTTCCATTGTTTAAGACTATCAAGTTCTTCTACTTCGTCACATACAACAATACTTCTACCGTTATCAAACTTAATATTTTTAAATATCTTTGTTCCAAGACCAGAACGATTTTTCAGAAGTGCTAATGTTGCTCTGTTATTTTCTCTATCTTCAAGTGTTCTGGCAATAGATATAATAACCTGTGCAACCTGTGATTTTTTAATTGAACCACCACCTTTATCAACAGTAACTATTTCCGCTAAAATACTATCACGACTACCCTGTGTTGGACACCATATGGCAACATCTAACTCTTTTGCCATACCTTCAATTTTTCTTGCTGTAATTCCTTCACTTTCCCATTTATCTTTCGATTTATCATCACGTTCAGGAGCAAGACATTCAAAGTAGTCTATAATAACAAGGTCAGGTTTAAACCCTTTATTAGTCAACTTAATCAACCAATTCTTAATATCAGTTGCTGATTTTTCACCAGTTCTAAAACTTTTAATCCTAAGATTTTTACTTAAAAGTTCTCTATCAGGATGATGTTCAAGTGATTCAAAAATAACTTTTCTATCATCTTTATTAAGACGCTTAAACTCACGTGCTTCTTTATCAACAAGTCTTGAAAAATGCTTTCTTGTAATATCTACATCATCATCTTCAAAATAAATTTGAACAACCTTCCAACCTTGATTATTATTTTGTTCACATCTTGTTGTAGCAGCAGCCGAAGCCATTGCTGTTGCAAGAGTGGTATTATGTGTTACAATATAATCATTTGTTAAAAACAATTCATCTTCAGAATCAACTTTAATACAAATAGCATTTTGTTTACCAACATATTCAACTTTGTCAATATATTTGCAATCTTTGTATTTTTTTCTATATTTGACTCTCTTTTGTTTTCTTTCAAATCTAAATATTGGAATTGATTCATCTGTTAATGTAATTGTACACTCATACTGTATTCCACAATCTACATAATTACCTTTGTAATTATAACCTGTTTTCTTTTCTCTAATTGTAGCAAAACCACCCAAGGAAAGTACTATGTCTCTTACATCTAATGCAAGTTGTTTTGACTTAGTATTAAAACAAGAAGTACCATTTTTTTGAGAAGTACCATCTGAATCCATTAAACCGTTTAATAATGCAATTCTATTTTCAATTGTATTATATTTAAAATCGTGTGGTACAAATTTATTATCTGAAATATAATTTTCATTAAAGTAATAATGAATATTATCTTTAAATGTTTTTTTAAAATTCAAACAATAAATATTTCTATTGTCATAATAACTAACAGTAAATTCTTCTCCACATTTTTTTAATTCTTCAACACAATTTCCAATATCTTGCTTACCACAAGTTATTGCATTTCTTGAAAAAGTACCATCTCCAAGAAAATACCCCATAAGATAAGGATTTATTTTTAATTCTTTTTCTTGAAATTCTACAGGTTTTGTTATTGGAATTCTAAAATTTCTCATTCCATCCTTAACAAGTCCTTCATTTAAAATATCACCTAATGTCATTGTTTTAAATGAATAATCTGGAGATGAAAAACGTTTCCCATTTACTCTGGTTCTATGTCTTCTTTGTTTTAAAGAATTAACATTCCATAAATGTTCTTTATCACATCTACAACTAGTTTTATCAGAAAATGTTACTTTGTAAATATCTCGTTCACCCTGTGGATAAACACCAAGAATTTTACATGATTTTCCATTACTACCAATTACATAATCACCAACTTTAAGTTCCTTTATTTGCTTGTAACCATCTGGCGTAACAACATTTTCATCATCAGCAAGTGCTTTACCAAATCCCAAAGGTCCAATAATAAGTCCAAATTTACCCTTATCTAATCCACCACCAAGTGCTTCATCCAAACCACTAATTCCTGTTGATACCGATACAGTATAATCATCAGATAAGGCTTTTTCTTCTAACTCAAAAATATTTTTACCATAATCTTCTGCATTACCAGTTGATAAAGCATCCTCCATTATCTTAAGGCACTCTTCATACTGTTCAATATCACCTTTTCCAACTTTTTCAAGAATTTTATTTGCAGCTTTAATCAATTTTTGTTGTTTAAAAAACTTTAAAGCATTTTCTTTAACAAGTGTACTACCTTCGTATGAAGTTTTCTTTAATTTTTCAATTAATTCTTCCCATTCCTTAATTTCATATTCATCATTTGCTTTACTTCTTAAAACTAACTCAATTGTTGAATATGATGGAGCAATGTTTTCTTTTTTATAGATATCTTTAAGTGTACCAACAAAAATTCTTAAATTTATGTCACTAAAAGCGTTTTGGTCAACAATATCATAAACTTCTTCAAAAAAGCTATGGTCTTCGACAAAGTACTTAACAAGTTTATATTGGAAATCTATACCAAGATAACCTAAGTTACTTTTATCTAAAGTTTTTCCCATACTTTTTACTTTTCGTTTTTACCTTTATATCTAATCAATCCATCAGGTGAAAGATTATACAACTTACATAAATCTTTATGAGATTGTTTATTCTTATATACTTTGTTTCCGAATTGACTTGTTAAAGTATAACAATTATCCCCTTGTAAACAACAAACAGAACAAATTTCTTTAATAATAGTATAAACCAAATCACTTCTATTAACAGAAATACGATAATTTAAATATTCTTCAAAACCAAGATTGTCTAAACTATCAACTTTACCCTTCTTATTGGATAAATCAATTGCATTTCTAATAAACTTAGGATACAATCCTTCCCAAATAGAACTACAAACTTCTTTACCATCAACAAGAAAAGCAAACTTATAAGTTACTGAATCGGTTTCTGTCAATGGTTTAATAAGTTCAGCATCATCAAATTTGAATGATAGTTCAACAGGTTTATCATTTTTACCCCAACAATAATCATTCTTCTCACCTTTTACTACTATACCGTGTCCAACTCTGATTCTATTTCGATTAATAGGATTTTCAAAATATTTATTCATTTCTTCAAGAGAATTAAAATAAATTGGAGCAAAAACTTCAAGATAATCAAACGACTTAGACTTAAGTTCATCATCAATTAACTTAACAACACTCATAATTGTATCCATCAACTCAAACGAATAGACACACTGTTCATTAAAATTGTTAATTTTGAAATAACGCTGGCAAATAATGTTATCACCAACAGTAAGTTTAAATTCGAATCTTTCTTTGTAATCTTTAGTTACATTTTGTTTTTTATAATCAATCATTTTTTATAATTTAAAAGTTAAACATATCAATTTCATTACAAATATACAAATATATTTTTAAATAATAAATATTTTATTTATTTTTTTCTTGAACATATAATTCAACAGCATTCATCATTTTTCTATAAAACACATTTAAATATTTCACTGATAATTTAATAAACTTTTCTTTAAAAGTATACGTTGGTACATTTCCAAAACCATTTGGATGTGATTTTGTTATATAAAACCTTTTTGTTGCCTCCCAAACATCTACATTATTATAACTTTCAAGTTCATTAACAATATTAAATAACTGTTTATATTTATTATATGCTTCTGTTTTATTAATAACTAAATTTATATTATTAATATCAGGATTTAATTCTACTAATTCTCCATATATTGAAGAAGCATGTTGTGATAACTCGTTTTTATTAAACAACATGTATAAAATTTTACCTATTTTTACAATATATTGATTATTAGATGTCTGAAAATATTTTTTATTTTTATAAAAAGAGTCTCTAATAGTCTGTTTAAACAAACTATTTTTATTTTTACGTAAATTAAAATCTTGAAAATAATGTCCTAATTCATGATACAAACTTTGTGACACAATTTCAGGATAAATTATACCATTAAATGTGTTTATTCCTATTGTTACCTCACCTTTTTTAAGTTTATTTTTAAAAAAAGTTAAATTATTGTTAGACACTAAATTGGCATTAGAATTATATGAAGCCGATACTGCTTCTTTCTCTTCTATATTTATATTTTTAACTGAAAAAATTTCAACATTTATTTTTAAATCTTTAATAAAAGATATTTTCTTAGTTAAACTTGAAGGTATTTGAAAATAAATATTATCATCATTTACAGAACAAATATACTTTTTAAAATCAACAGTAATTGTATCGGTATGCCATGTAATATATTTATAATTTTCATAAAACTTTTTAACAATATATTCAACTATTGGTTTTATTTCCTCTTTAAAAGAATACATTGCTACTCCTTTTTTCTCAAATAATATGTTTATTTTCTTTTCATTATTTTTAACTTCAGTTAACAAACTATTTTTCTTAACTTGCGGAAAAAATGAATTAGAAATCCAAATATTTTCTTTTAAAAACTTATCTATTTTATTCATTTTCTTTTAAAAATTCTTTTTTATATCTTTTTATCTCTTTATCGGCTAAAATTTTAAACTGTTCAAAGAAACTAGCAAATTTACTTTCATTCTTTAACTCATCAATACCATCTTCAACAATATAATTATACAAATTAGCAAATGACCTACCCTCAATATCTTGCACATTATACATCATTGAATCTATTTCTTCAATTGCATCATCAGTTAATAATGGATTAGATAAATCTATTATCTTTTTGTTAATTTCATAAAAATCACCATTATAATTACCATTACAAACACCATTAACTATGTTTTCATGCCACTTTAATGGCTTTTTCTTTTGAGCAATTCTTTCATCTATACATTTTTGTGCTCTTTCCTTAACTTCTTCGATTGTTATTGGTCTCTTCTCAATTTCGGGAATTAATTCATGAAGTCTTGCCTTACTAACACCTGCAATATTCTTTATATTATCACTTGTATCACCACAGAATATTTTTTCAATAACAACGTTTTCAGAAGGAATACCCCTCAATTTAATTATATTGTTTTTTGAAATAAATTTATCTATTCTATGGTCATAAACACAAACCGTATCTGAAATTAATTGTGTTAAGTCCTGGTCAGAAGACATAATGACAATTCTTTCTTCAGGCTTCTTATGCTTGCAATAATAAGCAATAAAATCATCACCTTCTACTGTTTCATGAAATATCCACCTTATATATAATTCATTGAAATATTTAAGCAAAATATCCCTTTCTCTTGCAAAATTTTCGTCAATAAATTTTTCTTCGTCTGTTTTTTCTTTCTTAGGTTTATTTTTATTGAATAAAAAATTTTGCATCTGCTTAAGTTTTGCTTCATATGCCTTTCCATATTCGCCTAAATTAACATGAGAACCATAATTTTTATCACGATTTGCTTTATAATCGTTATAAAATGCATATCTCAAAATTCCTGAATCACCATCATCAAACAGACAGTAGATATAATCAAAATCTTTCTTCAACAACATAATTTTTAATTGTAAAAGAAACTGAAAAACCCCTCCATAATGAACACCTTCAGAATTTGTTCTTGTATCCTTAAAACAATACCTAAGAACATTATTTCCATCAACAAGCAACGTATAAAAAGGTTTTATATTAATATCTGGATGTGTTTCTTTAATTATTTTTCTAACAGGTTGTCCCATATTTTAACATTTTTACAAAAATACAAAAAAAAACTGAGAAAATGTAGTCTTTTCTCAGTTTTTACTAATTAGAAAATGTTTTTATTTACATATCTTCTTCGTCACTCTCACTAAATGTGATTGCATCATTTTCAGACACTACCACATTACTATTATTATTAATACTTACATCATTAAGTTGTTTCAAAATATAAGCAACATGTTCTTTGCGATAAGCATCAATAGCGTCCTTTTCAGTACTAATCATACCATGTGGAGTACAAATAACTTCACCTTCATATGTTACAGTATAAGGGTTAGGTAACTGATTCTTAAGTACTTTAATTTTTGTCTGAATACCATAGTTATAGGTAAGTCCTTTTGATATTGCTGTTAATTTCTTAGTTGAAGCCTTTAATTGTCCACCAAGAAGAATAATTAAACGTGAAGCATAGAAAATTGAATTTCCTCCTTTCAATTGAATACTTGGTGGTCCTACAGGATTTGTCATAGAATCAAGCCAAACCTTATTAACTAATATCATTGTATTAGAATATTGTGCTGACACTTTTCTTGAACGAGGTATCCTATCATTTACAATTTGATTAAAAGCAACACTAATAGCAGCCGCATCCCACATACTATTTGCTGATTTAGAATTATAAGACTTAAATGAAGATATACTTCCAACAGAATCCCAAATGAACACAAATCCAGAGTCAATTTCACCATTATCTTGTGCATCAAGTAATTCGTTAATAGAATATGAAATATCTTCAATTACAGCAATTTTTCTTCCTTTTGCTGTTTCTTTACCTGTTGAATAATCATTTTTACCATATCTTTCTGCAAGTAAAGAATTATTGAAATATATGAAATTACCATCATAGGCAACAATTCCCTTTTCTGTTACAATTTCTATTTCACCTGTTTCTGGATTAACTTTTTCAACTTCAATATCTCCATATATAGGTGTTGCTTCCATACCCATATCTATTGCATATTTAAAGTCAAAGTTATTTTCAGTATCATAAATAACAGGCACATAACCTTGTCTTTGAGCAGCAACAATAGCATGATTAACTAAAGTTGATTTACCTGTATTTGAATGTCCAATTATTGTTGTTACATACGAAACAGGAATTCCTGGTAATTTTAAACTTTCTCTATAAGCTTCAGGCATTAAAAGCCATTCCATTGGTTTATCAGCATTACTTGATTCTTTAGTTGCAACAAGCCCCATTTTACTTTTAAAATCAGAAATACTACTTGTATGACTTTTTACCTCTTTCTTTTTTAATGGTTGTTTTGCCATAAATTTTCTTTTTTAAATTTTATTATTTTAAATATTCTTGTTCTATTTCATATATAACTTCTATTGCTTCAGGTGGTATATTATCATATGTATAAATTGCATCAAAAGCATTTGGGTCATATGAAAAATTACAATTTTTAATCATTTTTGTCTTAACGGATAATAAACTATAACTTCCTTTATATTGCAATTGATTTTTTATTTGAGATTTTTCTATATAAAATTGTTTCATTAATAATAAACAATCTTTTTTACTTGGTTTATGAAGAAAAAAATAAACCCTATCAGGATAATTAAATAATTTATTATTTGTTTTTGGTGTTAAACCAATATTAAGAATTTTATTAACTTTATTTGAAGGTGTTAAATGAAAAATATATTCTTCTTTTTGAACTATATTATTCACATTATTCTGAAATTTTGGTTCATATTGTATATGTTTCATATTTCCTTCAACTTGTGAAATAGATGGAAAATAACCACATAATGCCATGTCTTTATTAATTACATTTTCATTATCCTTATCATTATAAAAACTAATTGAGAAAACTTTAACACCGTTTTTATTTTCAAGTAATTGAATCGAAGCATACTCACCATATCTGTTAGATAAATATTTTAAAATATCTTCAGCAGGATATGTTTTGAAATAACCTTCCATTAATAAATTATTTCTCAGTTTTTCTGGTATTGTAAATGGATTGTCAAATGACTCTTTTAAATTAAATAAAACACTATGAATTATTTTATTTATATCGTTTTCAGTCAACTTAACCTTTAATAGTTGTTTTGTCATAAATTTTATTATTTTAAATATTCTTGTTCTATTTCACATACAACTTCTATTGCTTCAGGTGGTATATTATCATATGTATAAACACAATTTTCAGCATTTGGGTCATAGAAGAAATCAGTATTTTTTATTTTTTCAGTATCTATTGATAAAACAGTATATGAACCTTCATATGGTAAATTATTTGTTTGTCTCATTTTATATGCTTTTAATTCTGCACTATAAAATTCCTCAATAATATCAATCCATTCATCATAAGATGGTTCATTCAAGAAAAAATACACTCTATCAGGATAATTAAATTTTTTATTATGTGTTTTTGGTGTTAAACCAATATTAAGAATTTTTTTTACCCTATTTGTTTTAGTTATATGAAAAATATATTCAACATCTTGTACAATATCATTTACTGCATTTTGATGCCTTGGTTCATATTGTATTGTACGTTGTCCATTATTTTTTTCAACATATGAAGGAAAATAACCACATAATGCCATATCCTTATCTATGATATTTTGATTATAATCAACATCACCTGTTTTAATTAGAAATATTTTTTCTTCATTATCACCATCAAAAACATTTACAATTGCAGCATCACCATACCTTTTCTCTAAATATTTTAAAACTTTTTCTGGTTTATATGTTCTAAAAATACCCTCTAATAATGGATTTTCTTTTACCGTTTCATTTATATTAAAAATATTACCAAAACTTTTTCTTGGTAATATCAACTTCTTACCAATACTTTCCTTAATTAGATTTGTAATTTCTTCAAAACTAACTAAAACACTTTTTGCCATAAATTTTATTATTTTAAATATAAAGGATTATTGGTTTTATGAAAAAATTCTTTTCTTGACATTGCTTTATATCTATCTTCTCCACCCACTTCAACTTGTTTACCATTAATTACAATATTCCCTTCAGAATTAATTCTTGCATTAAACATTGTATTATATGAATTACCTTCATATTTAGAATATGATTCTATTTGAACAAATTCATCAGCTATTTCAAATAACCTTTGTGAAGCTGGAAACAATTTTGTTTTAAAATCAGTTTTTAAACCATAACAAATAACATTTATATCATATTCGTCAACAATAAAAGCCAATTGTTCTATTTGTTCTGTTGATAAAAATTGAACTTCATCAACTAAAATATATTTTAAACTATTAATATCTATTGATAAAAATTTAACAACATTAACAATATTATCTTCAGAAGAAATAGAAATACAAGGTCTACCACCAGGTATTGCTCTTGAATGAATAGTATTTTCCCCATCTCGTGTGTCTATAGAACTTTTAAGAACAATAAACGAAATTTTTTCGAATTCTAAATTAAAAGCAAGACCTAATAAATCTAAAGTTTTTCCACTATTCATTGTACCAAAAACAAACTTTAGTTTTCCCATAAAACCAATATTTTAAAATAAATTATTAAAAAGGAAGTTCTTCACCGTCATCTTCGTCATTGTCAAGAGAGACTGTTTGTTCAAAACTTGATTTTTCTGTATATTTTTCAGGTTCAGAATCTTCTCTTAATTTCTTATCTGCTTCTTCAACTTTTTTTGTTTCTTCCTGTGTTTTTCCATTCTTTTTGGCATTAAACACTTCTCTATCAACCCACTTATTTTCTTCTCTATCAAACCAAGGATACTTACCTTCACTAACAAGAGTTATATAATCATAATCCTTTGGTGGAAATACTTCCTGCCATGTCTTTTTATCATAAATCCATGATTTAAGAAGTTCTTCATCTTTTGTAATTGGCGTTATATCTTCGTCCAAACGAATAGTAATAACAGAACTATTAGACTCTTTTGTTGATTTAACAGTAACTATTAAATCTCTACCATTATATAAATCAAGAATATTTTCAGGTTCTTCACCCTTTTCAAGAGATTTTTTCTTTCTATATTTAAAGAGGTCAATAATTTGATTATAAGGGTCAGCCTTATCATCACGAAGATTAAATTTCCAGAATTTTACACCTTCATTTTCTTTACCTCTTTCAATACAACGAACAATAATTGCTTCGTTACTCTTAAAGTTTAATGAAAGTTTTTGAAGTTCTTTTTTCTTTTCAGGATTTGTTTCTTTTTCAGATTCTTTATAAGCATTTGCATTTAATTCACATAAAGGACATTTATTACCGAATCTTTCATGGTCAATGCCTTCATTTTTTGCTAAACAAACATAAGACTTCCATTCAGTACCAAATATTGCTTTATTTACTCTAATATTGTGGAAATGGACTTTTTCGAAAGGATAACCTGTTTCAAGATTCATTGGGAGTAAACGAATTGTAACTTCTTTTTGTGTTTCTCCAGCCTCTTTATCCAATCTAATGTTAAGATAATTTTTTGTGTCAAAAGTACTTTCTTTCTTTTCTCTTGACTTTCCGTTTAAATCAGTGTTATCAATCAAATCAGGATTGATATTTGGTAAATTTACTTTATTACCCATTTTTAATTAAAATTTTTCATAAAAATTATTTTTAAAGTTTTTTCTTAAATTAACTATTATATAAGTTATAATCTTTTACAAAAATATAAAAAAAAGTTAAAAAATAAAAGGATGGAAACATAAAAAACAAAAAATTATTATATTTCCATCCTTAAATTCTATAAATTAATAACCAAACATATCTTTAAGACCGTAATCATCATTCAATGATTTATAAACACTTGCATAATCATTAAAATTATCAATTTCGTCTTTCGTTATTTTATATTTTGGGTCATCAGCACCATTATTATCGTCTTCTGTACTATAATTTGATGTTGCTTGTTTTTCATTCCAATACTCATCAGGTGTTTGATTAAAAGGATAACCATTTCCTGACCTTAATGATAACTTCTCAACAGGTGTAGGATTTCTTTTTTCAATTTCTGCTGCTAATTTATCTATTCTTTCATTACTTGAATCAACCAAAGATTTAAAATCATTCATTTTATCAAGTAATCTATCAAAAGTAGAAGAAATTTTATCAAGTTTTTCTGAAGTTTCATCTTGTTTATCAACAAGTTCGTCTACATCTATAACTTCTTCATCTTCACCTGTGTTTTCCATACCATTATTATCAACACCTTGTGGATTAAAACCTTCAACACCTGAGCCACCCATAGCATTAGGGTCATTGCCCATAGCATTAGGGTCTCCACCACCCATAGCATTAGGGTCTCCACCCATCATTCCTGGGTCTCCACCCATAGCATTAGGGTCATTGTCAATTGCATTAGGGTCTCCACCACCCATAGCATTAGGGTCTCCACCCATCATTCCTGGGTCTCCACCCATTGCATTAGGGTCTTCTTCACCGTCTTCATTAACTTGATACATACCGCCAGCGTTAGTATATTCAACAAGATGACGATATTTTTCCTTAAATTCGTTAATTAATCTTTTTTCGTAATCCATAATTAGTCATTAAGTACTTGTCTATTATCTTCTGTAAGAACTATTTTTGAAGATTCTGTTCTTTCAATAAGTCCTCTATCTTTTTTAACAACTTTTACCTGTTTTGGAACATTAATTTCCTGTGCCAAATCTTCTATTTTGTTAAATTGTTCAGTTGTCATATCCTGTTCTTTTTTTTCATCATTATTTTTTTTATTTCTTTTTGGTTTAGAAATAATTTCTTCTTTTACAATACTATTTGAATTAATCCTTATTGGTTTAATCCCTTTCTTAATATTTTTATAAATTTGCTTTACTGGCATATTATAAGTATTTTAATATAAATAGTATTAAAAAACGAAAACATTAACCGTATAAATATGGAATTATATATGGTTTATTTCTAAATTTCGTGAAATACTCATTCTTTAATACTTCATTATTATTCAATATTTTATTATTCTTATTAGAATATATTATTGACAATGTTTTGTTTTTGTTTCCACCACCATATTCCACATCACTTAATGAAAAACCTGTTACATGTTTATTATCATAATAAATATAAATCATATCATTTTCCAAATAAACAGTTTTTTTTATGTCATTTTTCAAGAAAAGAAAAAATTTCTTTTTATTTTCAATCGTTTCCGTTAATACGTTGAACAACTTATATTTAACATTGTCAATTGCATAATTAAAACATATGGTTTTAAATTTTTCTATGTCATCAACATATCTTTCACCCTTTTCCCTTCTTCCATATGTCCAATAAACATTTTTACTAATTTTCCAATCAAGCATACTAAATGTATCAAATAAAGATTTAACCTTTTTATAACCAACTATTAATGTTGGTATATCTTCTATAATGTTATCTAAATCTTTAACAACATTATACAACTTAGAATTTTCAAAATTCCCATCAGTTACTATGTTTCCTAAATATTTCATACTGGATTTGTTTTCATATTTTTACAAAAATACAAAAAACATCCTTAAAAACAAACTAATCTTCATTTGCTCTATATATAATGACATTCCAACTTTTTATTCTATAATCAATTGCTTGTGTAGTATAAATAAAACTTTTCCCAACATAATTATTTTTCGTACTAGTTGCCCATTTAGAACCTGTTTCTGAAATCTTAGCATCACCTGTATAAATTTGTGTATGTCCAAACATAACAGAAGAAGGAATGCCATACGGCCCATTCTCTTGACTTGCAAGTTTTAAATTCTTTGTATTTAATGGATGTGTATATTCAGTCTTATCATTTGGATTATACTTATCTAATTTAAACTTAGTTGCATAATAAAAAACAACGTCACCATAATCAAATTTAGTATTGTTTAAAAATGATACAAGTTCTTGATATGTTTCAAAATGTCTATCCATTTGTCTTTTATAACCAAGTTTTAGTAAATTTTGATGATATCCTTCATCATTTGCATTACCACCTGCAAAATCACAAGTTTTTTCACCTTTCATATATCCATATGCCATTCTATAAACATATCTGGCACACATACTTCTCTTTTCTGAAGCACATTCAAAACACCAATCAAATGCTTTTGCCATTCTCATTTTATTATTTTCATCTTCAGATAAATTACTATTATACTCGTAGTGGTCTTTATTTGTTAAGTCATTAACGGAATTATTACTACTTGATTCACTACCACTACCATTATCATAATCATGTGGCTTACCATTTTCATCTAAATAAATGACATCTGGTTGAGCAAATGGTATTGCATTCTTGCTAACTCTATTTCCTTTAAATTTAGTTGTCATATTTCCTGCTGTTATACTATGTTCAACACTATAAATCATATAAGCACCCTTAAACATAGGTATATTATTCAACTGAAAATACATCATTGGTGATATTGGTGCACACCCCATCATTTCCACATCACATGTATAAGAATAGTTAGAGTATTCTGAATATATATCCTGTCCATATAAAACAGTATCTCTTGGAGCACTGTCACCTTTAGAAACTATATTAAATGTCATTGCAAGTGATGCTTCTGTTGTCTGTGGATTAGCTGTTCCAACATTTATACGTTTAAATATACTTTGATTTTGTTTTGCATATGAAACAGCAAACGCTGGTATAGAAGAACTATCCCCAAAAGACTGTAATGGTAATGGTAAATCCTTCTCACCGTTTTTGTTAATATCAAAACCATCATTTTCATAACCATATAAACCACTATCATCCTGCATATCCAAATGTTCTGAAGGTCTATATGTATATAAAGATATAAAACAACTTGTATCACCAGTATTCATTTTACTATACGGAATTGTATCAAACAAATCCCATAAAATAGGTTCGCCTAAAATGGGTTCACCATAATCAGGACTTTCTTTTGTTGTGAAAACAAATGGGTTTATTGGTAATGCAATAAGGTTTAAACCATTCTTTTCACATATCCTACTTAAAAATTCATATACTGACTCCCTATAAACACCTTCTTCAGAATGTGTTAATGCATTAATAGTTGTACTTACATCTGCTAATAAATGTGAAATATTTGTACCATTTAATATCAATCTATCACCAATTTTTTTATAATAAGAATCTAAATATAAGAATCGTTTAAAATCAGAATCTTTATGTCCATATGTCCATCTTGTTAATGGATTACCTGCAATAAATTTATTATATAACGTCTGTAATGTTAAATAAATTGATAATTTAATATCTTCATTACTTGTAACAATAGTACTTGTATTTTCTAAAATACTTATTGGTGAAGTATTTATATAATTTTCAGGATAAGCATTTTTCATACATTCTATAAATGTATCATATGTTTTATCAAAAAATGTTTTTGGTGAATCCTTAATTGACACATTATAATACATACCATCATAAACATCTCTATTTAAAACTTCAGAATAATCAATATAAAGAATTTCATCAGTATATAAACTTGAAATAGAATTTGTTGGTCCATTACTATTTTTTATTCCATTACTAAATTCAGTTTCAACCCATTTTTCAAAGTATTCTTTCAAAAATTTTCTTCTACTTGCGGATATCCTAGCATGTCCTTCTTTAAGTTTATCTCTTTCAACAATAAAATCCCATGTAAGGTAGTCATCATTTTTAACGGAAGGATAAAAAGTTGGTGCATTACTCATTAAAGTTTCATCATTTTTAACAATTGGAATAGAATTTTCATTCATTTTATCTGTATTAAAATGGTTTGCTTTCAATCTTTCTATCATTCCTACATAATGTTCCTGCCAATAATAAAAAGCACCTTCTCTTAATAACACTGTTTTAGCAATATTTTTCACATTACTAAATGTTGCTATATGAGTATATCTAAAATCAATTGGGAGTGTGAATAAGAATATATATGCAATATCATAATCAGTAGCATTACTACCAATGAATCTTATTTTATCAACATTTACATTTTGTTGTGTTGTTGGCAAAGTAGAAGCAAAATGTTCCTGTTGTTTTTTAGTATCATTACCAGGTAAACCATTTATTAAAACATTAACAGTATCAATACATTTTCTATTTCCAATAAATGATGTATATTTAACTTTTTTATTATTAAACTTGGTTTCAAGCCATACATTCTCAAAATATCCCTTTACATCCTGATATTCGTAAGACTGATATTCATTATCTTCATTATTTGTTGAAAATATTTTTGTATTTCCGTCAATATTATATGGTGAAAGAAATGATGAACCTTCTTTTTGTATTGCATTATTTTCAATAATATTACTACCAAGATAATTTTTTAACATATCTTCAAGAACTTCAGAATTTTTTTCACTATATCCATTTGAAACATCTTTATATGTTTCATCACCCTGTATTAAACTTATATAATTTCCAAACAACTTTGGTATATTTTCATATACTTTAATTGTTTTTTCATTAAAAAGTCTGTCTTCGATAATATCACCGTTATTTTTAATTATAATATAATCTTTATTATTTAAACAATTACCATTTTCAATATCAGTTTGTAATTTTTCTTTATTTATATTTCTAACAGGTATAACTGAATAATTCTCTTCATCAATTGTTATTTTATATTTATAACCATTTAGAACAGTTGTTGAATTAAAATTTTGTAAAAAATTAAATTTTGTTAAATAATAATTATTTTCATATGCAAGATTATAATTATTATCTTCAATAGTACTACTTATTTCATTCACTAAAAACTTGAAAAATTCACTTTTCTTTTTATTAATTATATCTGTTAATAATTGTCTTGTCATATCATCACCAAATGCTTTCCTAATGTTTGTAACTTCATTAATTGCAAACATGTTACAAATATTAGAAATATCTTTATTTAATGGTGTTCCTGTTCTATATTTTCTAAACATAAGAACAAAATATAAACAACGCATTGCAAAAACAAACCATATTTTATTAACATTCCCACCATTTTTTTTAAAGGAATTTACACATTCTTCATATGGATTTGTTTTAACTTCATCAATAAAGAAATCTACTATATTTGTTGGAATTAATTTATCAACACCATATTCCATACTTTTTACAGATGATTTAGCATATTCAGCCATAACTTCTCTAGCCTTTTCTAAATCATCTGAAAGTTGTAATGATGCTGCAATAATTCTATTAACAAAATTAGTTTCAGCAATTTCTTCTTGTAATATCTTTGTTGGCCAAACTAAAACCTTTTTTTTATCCTTTTCTTCAACAATTGCTGGATATGGTGGAACTTTACCCTGTTCTAATACTTTACTTGGTACATCACAAATATTCTGTTTATAATTACATAAAAGTTTATTTCTTCCATCATTTATAGAAGTTTCCTTTAAAACATCATAATATTTATGCATAAAAGTATCTATATGTGCAAAAATTAAATTATAAATGTTTTCTATGTTTAAATCAAAACCAAGTAATGCTTTAGTCTTTTCTTGTTGAACTTCAACTATTTCATTTGTAAGTTCTTTTTTCTTTTTTTCTAATCTCTTTAAATCTTCTTCTATATAATCAAAAATATTTGTGGCAATTCTCCAAACAACACAAGTAGTATTATTCACTTTTCCTGTTAAATTTATTTCATTACCATGTATTTCGTTAAAGAAATTTTTATCACAATTACGTAATCTATCAATATCTTTTTCATGAAGATAAAAGTCATTATAAAAAACCATATGTGTCTCCCCACTATATACATTTTTAAAAACTTTACCATTAACTTTTTGTTGTGATAAAAGTACTATTTGTTTCTTTGTAAAATCTAATGTATAACCAAAATCAACAGAATCAATTCCTCGAATAATTTCACTTTTTCCATCAGATTGTATAAAAGCAAATGCTGGTAAACAAGCCTTTGTTGCTTTTCCTACTTCAAAATACTTATCACCATAGTCAAGTTCTTCAAGTAAATAATCAAAATCTTCCTTATACTTTTTAAACTCTTCTCCGTAAGAAACCAATTCATTTAACGATTTTTTATATTCTTCAGCATCAAAAACAGCAAAAAACTGACTACTATCCCCAACAATATTTTCACTAACAAAAATATTATTACTATTGACTTTATTATTTGATAAATCTATATATGGTGTACTTCGTATAATATAATATGTGTTTTTTTCAGTACTATACTTAGCAATATTTTGCTTTTGATTTTTTATTCTACTTTCATCTACTTTTAAATTATGGTTTTCAGTACTTATCAAACTTCCAATACCCCTACCAGCCTTACCACATATTTCTAATTTATGTGTCTTTTTTAAATTATTGTTATTAAATTCACGAATTGGAAATTCTTCTTTAATTTTTTTTAATAATTCAATCTCAGTTTCAACTTTATTTAATTCTTTACCAGTAGGAGATTGCATACTCTCCATTTTAGATTGTGTTGTTGCACTTGCAATTGCCTTTATTAATTCAGGTATTGTTTTCATACCTGTCTGGTTATCAAATACAAATGTACCATCATTTACCTTTTCATCCCAATATCTCTTGTTATCAATATATGGTGCAAGTGCAACAAATGATATGGGTAAATCTGTATAGATACCATACATTTGTCCAGCAAACTCTACATTGGCAATAAAATTACCATTTTCACTGTCAAATTCAAAATTAGATTTACTCATCATAAGATTATATGAAACAGATTGTCCATAAAATCCCTTAACAGTTAATTTAAAAATTGGAGATGGCATACTAAACAATGATTTAAAGAAAGATGAACTTTGAAACATCTTTCCACTTGCAAAATCACCACTTTGTGTATAACTTTCATAAGCCTTTTCTTGTGGCATAAATAACGAAGCACCACGAACATCAACAAATCTAATTGTTACAACAGGAAAAAATGTTGGTGAGTAAGAAATATTTATTGATTCTATACCTATAGAATCACGATTACCTTTATCAGTATTATGTACTGATACATCTGTCCAACTGGTTGATAAAAATCCTTGTCCATTATCTTTACCATCATCACTAGTATTTACACCACCAAAAAATGAAATTGTTCCATTATCTGATGATGCATTTAAAATTGTTGGTTTATCTTCATAAAATCTACTTGGTAAACTTACCTCTAAATTAACTGAAATACAAAAATCTTCAGGATTATTAATCATTCCATTATCAGCCTGATTAAGTTCCATATTCATTGGTTCTACATATTCAAATCTACCAACAGTATTACGATTTGTTTGTTTAGCATTTGCCATAAATTTTAGTATAATTTGTTGTAATCATTTATTGATTTTTCATAATCTTCTAATGTCTGTGTTAATGGAAAAGGTATTCTTAATGTTACCTTATCAGGTATTTCAAACTCCATTGAACCATATTGAGGATTTGCTTGCATTATTAACCAAGCATATCCACTATCTTTATAATATTCATATGACAAAATGTCAAGTCTTGTTTTACCCTTTTCATACACTTCAAAAAAATCAGTATTTTTGGGTGGTATTTTTCCAAAAGGTACAATTCCTATTTTACCATTTTGTTTAAACATTGAATATCTATCGTATGACATATATTTTGTTAATTATTAATTTATTATTTATTTTCTTTTTCATTAAAACCAGCTTGCCATTCATCAACTTCTCCACCTATCGAATTTCTGAAATCAGCACGTCTATCATATACACTTGTGTTTGCAAAGAAATTATATGAAACAGCATTTTGAAGTCTCGAAATTGGACCACTTAAGTCACTACCGCCTAAGAATTTAAAACTAATAGATACATTAGCATACATTGGTTGTAACCCTATACCTTCTTGATTCATATCCCATTGTATACCACCATTATTATCATATTGTATTGATATTGAATCAATAATAATTCTTGTATTATAAAAATCACCAATTCTTAATACACATACAGGTGCTCTACCAAAAGCAAGGTTTCCAGCAGATTTTACATTTGTACTATCAGATGCTGCTACTGTTGGTCCTTGTCTTGTACACTGATGAAGGAATGTAAGTCTTGCATTAAACCCTTCAGGTGTTATAGAATGAAATGCTGGGTCAAAATATTTTACTTTATCAACAATATATTTCTTAATAAAATCATTACCTGCTCCTATTTTTTTGAAATACTCTGCTTCATTATCATACTCATTCAAAACATTTACTGTTTCTTCTGTTGTAGTTAACACTCTTGCTTGTTCATTCTCATTATTACCAGTATTTCTATGTGAATAATCAGCACTAACAGTAATATTTTTATTATCAGTTCTGTTTAACGTTGGTTGTTTATCTTTATATGAAACCTCAATGTAAACAGCAGCATGTCTTCCAAGTTTTGCTTCCAAAGAACTAACACCCTTACCATTAGTTGCAACATCTGAATTAATAATTTCAGGTGCTGAAATCCATTCAGGATTAAAACCTAAAACTTTAATTAAATATGCTCTTAAAAATCTTGCTCTATTCATTGCTAAAGTTACATTACTTGTTTTATTTCCATGATTTGAAGCAAAACCTACACATTTAATCTTAACTTCACCAACATCTAAAAGATTTATATCAGTATTATCAGAAAAATGCCTATTAAAAAATGTCTTTAATAAATCAATTGAAGAAAAAGGTACTATTGTGTCTTCAATTTCTTCATTTGACATATCACCTATACCTAAAATACTTTTAACTGTTGTAGCAGATAAAGATTCTGATTTTAAAATATCTATTAATTTTTCTGAATTTAATCCATAACATGCTGAATCTTTATAACCATCAACTGTCAAAAGAACTTCATCTTTTACTCTATCATCAACTTGATAATACCACTTATTAGTACCACCATTTTTATTTTTACATTCTATGAAAGGAACACCACCTATACACCCATTAATAGGCTGACATGTTTCTGTACCCCCTCTACCACCTTCATAACCAACACCTGGTCCAATACCACCATTTAACAGGTATGTAGCAGCTATATTTGGGTCACTATCTATATAATCAACACCTGAAAAATTGTTTGGGAAAAACACATAAACAGTCTTTTTATCTGTAATATCTAATGGTTCTGGTGTAGGGTCTACAGATATTTCTTTACTTGTTTGTATTATACTTGTTTCTTGACGTTTATCAGATTCACTATTTATTTTTTCTAACTTACCACATCCAGCAAAAAATCTTAAAATATCTAAATCTCTATCTTCTTTGTCTTCAGCAGCATCACTAACACTTTTACTGTAAATATCTAATATTGAAGGATGGTCAATAAGCAAAGTAAAATCAAGTGTTCCACCTCTATCAGTATTTACATAACTATATATTTGTTCGCCTCTACCAATAAAACTATTATTGTTCCAATTAACATTAACATTTTCAGTAAATTTTAAATTATATGGTGGAAACCACATAATTCTACCACCATTTGGTCCTTGTTGTTCCTTAGAAATAACATTTCTATTACTATTTCTATTAATATCACTACTGTCTTGAAAATTTCTTGACACAATTTTACCATTCATGTTGATATCTTTCCATGCTAAGTTTTCTATTGAAAACATACATCTCTTAACATCTTCAGGAGATTTTGGTGCTATGATTGGTAAACCATTTTCTTCATTATCAATACTTGAAAATCCTCTTCTCTTATTTTTAAAAGGTCTAAAACCTTTCATAATATCTTCATCATCAAATGTACCAAAAGTTTTAGTTCCTCTATAAGGTCTTATTAAATCAGAATATTTACTATATTGATTTGCTGTTGTCCAAACACGACAATAGGGATTATCATAACCAGCGTGTTCTGTCACTTTTTCTTTTGTTAGATTTCTACCCCTTGACAAACCATAACTTTCATCAACAGCTGATTCTGTTAAACTTGGTTTTTGACTACTGGTATGGAATCTACTAATTAATGATTTTATTTTACCGTTTTTAAATAACTCATCTGTTTTCTTTAATAAACCACTTGCATTATTTGTATCAACTCTACCTAAAGTTACATTCTTAGGTTTATGTTCCTCACCTATCTTTAATTTACGTTCTTCATCATAAAGATTTATTGCTTCTGTATTAACATTAGTTCTTGTTGATGTGATTTCAACTGTTTCACCAAAATTATCCCCATATTTCGGCATATCAACAGAATTACCATTTGGATAAATACTTTTGTCTATTCCATCTTCTACTCTATATTTATAATCTTTTGCAACACCATTTACATAAACTTTTTCTTCATCAGTAAAAGAATATTGTTTAAAATCTAATCTATTTCTATTTTGTAAAGTTCTACCAGAAAAACTATAAACACTATTAAATAATCTATCTAATTTTTTAAAAGTATTATTTAAACCATCATAATTAGTGTTTAACAAAATATCAGTATCATACAATCTATCAGGATTACTTCTAAAGTCATAATCAGCTAATTTTACTGGTTTATAATATGGATTTCCATCACCAAAAGTTTGATGTTGTTCTATATCTCCTAAATTAGCAATTACATCACTGTTTTTAGTTCTTAAATACTGATAATCATATGTATATCCAACAAGTCCATCATATCTTCCCCAAAAATAATCAAAATTTCTATGTGAATTAGACATAACATATGGTTCTCCAATTTCTGGAGAATAAACACTTGTTGAAATATAGTATCTTTTTTCAAGTGGATTATTAAATAACATATCATTTCTACTACCAATAGAATAGTTATATAATCCTATGACACTTTCAATATATTTATCAGCAGTTCCTATAGGAAACATATTTTGATTATCAGCCATATCTTTATATAAAATATATTTTATTCTTTAAATTTCAATTATTTTACTAAATGTGTTGTGAATCTTGCACCTTTAGTATTGTAAATCATTTGTTGTTCAATTAAATTAGTAATACTTCTTATAAATACAGGGTCTTTTAACAATGCATCCATATTAATCTGATTACCATTACCACCATCTAACTTAATAGTTCCATTAATATTAACATTGATAGGTTCTACTCTTGTTGAAACATTATTTCCGCCATAATTATTAGTTATTGTACTTGGTACAACTCTTAATGGTGATATAATTTTTGTTTCATTTGGTATAATACCGCCATCGTTCATCTTATTGATAGTATTAAGTAAACCTAAATGCTCTTTTGTAGCATTCTTATTAACAACAAATTCTCCACCCTCTACTTCAATATTAGAACCAACTATAGGCATTCCTCCATTTGCATGTGATGGACCAGTTAATAAACCACCATGTGCTTTCTTGTCACTAGAAACTTTACCATTAATTACAACACTACCAGCATTAATTGTTGCATTATCAGTATCAATATCTGCTTGCTGTATTTTAAATTCTTCTAATTCAGGGAATAAAGAAATATCTCCACTTTCTATCATTTTCTTTCTTAATTCCTCTGGTAATGATTCGAATTCAGCTTTAGTAATTGTATTATCAGCACCTTGATTTATAGCACTTGCAATTCTTAAAAATTCTTTTTCTTCATACCCACCATTCAAACTAAATCCAGAACGTCTCAGTGAAGTACGCATTCGTTCTTCATTAATAGATTCTCTATGTCTCTTTTCAATTTCTTTTTTAGATAATGCACCACCTATTGCACCACCACCATGATGTCCAGCAAAAGCACCTATTGCACCGCCAATTACCATTCCAAGTGGTGCAAGTGGCCCAAACAGAGAACCAATTGCTACACCAGTAGCTGCACCACCTAATACTCCAAAACCCTTTCCCTTTTGACTCCATCTTTGTCTTGTAAGTTCTTGGTCTTTTTCTGAATCTTTCTTAATTTTTCCAGAACCAACTAATTCTTCTCTTTTCTTTGTTGTTTCAAAACTTTTCTTAAATTGAATAACACTATCAGCAATACTACCAACAGAAACAGCAATTGCTGCAAGTGGTACTGCACCTGGACCAACAGCAAATTTACCAAATTTACCTAAATAACTTCCTATTTTCCCTACACCACCAAATGTTTGTGTGGTTCTTCCATGTTTATATCCTTGTCTTAATCCAGCAGAAAATTTATCATGAACACCTAAAGACGCAAATTTATCACTAATACCAGTAACCTTTGTTGCTGTTTTTGCAATCTTTCCTGCATTTAAAAAATTACTAAATCCTTTAATTGTTTCAGTAAAACCTTTAACAATACTAATACCACCACCAATAGCCTTACCAGCAGCAATTCCTAAAACAGCAATTTTAATAGCACCCAAATAATTAGTTGATTCACTTAAAAAATCATTAACTGTCTTCATTACTGGGTCAACGACTTCTGCTTTAATAGCCTGTATTGTATCTTTACCACCTTTGATTCTTTCGTTCATAGATGTTACAGACTGTGCAATACTTTTAATATTATCAGAATCAGATTGATTTTGTGCTCTTGCATATTTTATTTCTTCGGAAGACAATTTATTAACATCTTTAGTAATTCTTTCACCCTTGTCATTAAAATATGTCAACTGAGGAACACCACCTGTTACTGTAGCAGTGTTCATTATGAATTCTTTTTCTTCATCACTAAAACCACTTTTAATTTTGTCTTTAATGAAGTTTCTTCTACCTTGTGCTTGAACAGAATCCATAACTTCGTTATAGTTCATACCCATAGCCTGAGTAGCAGCTTTAAGTTGCTGTCTCATCATTGCTGAAACCTCAACTTGTCCTGTTTGACTATTAAATCTACCAATGTTTCCTGTCATTCTCTTGAATGTATCCATGAGACCTTCAACATTAGTAAGACTATCACTTAATAATCTAAGAGGGTCACTAAACTGTGCAAATGTGCCACCTAAAACTTGTAATGCAGCACTTGTTTCAACAGCACCTTGTAATGTTCCAACTTTATCAGCAAAACTTGCTATATTTTGCATATTAAGTTTTATTGCTGTTGATTCCTTAGCCATACGTTCAAGACCCTTTAAACCGTCTCTAAACGTATAGTTCTGTGCCATTTTAATATTAGACAAGAAATTTTCTGAATATTTTTCAAATGATAATCCATATTTACTTGCATCAGAAAACATTTTTCCAGCTCTCTTACCTGCTTCAGTATATGATAACCCAAAGTTTTCCAATGCAGCAGCAAATTCGCCACCTTTTGAACCCATTATACGGCTCATTGCTGCACCAACTTCCACATCTTCATTTGATAATGATATGTTTCTTCCTTGTGCCTTTGAATAATTTTCTTGAATACCAAGAAATTCGTCCATTGTAATACCATACTTCAAACCAATTCCTCTTTTAGTGAAAGATTTAAAAGTATTTGTACGCAAAGAACTTAATGCTTTACTACCAACACCAATATTTCTAGCAAAATTTGCTGAAGATTGGTCAACTCTTCTCCATCCTTCTGATAAATCAATCGCCAAATTTTTTAAACCATGTAAACCACGACTAATTGTGGATATACCACTCTTCATCGTTGCTATTGATTGTTCGGCATATCGTGTTTGTTCTGTTATTAAAAAAGTATGTTCTTTATAAATTTCACTTAAACCTTCAGCAATTTCTTTTCTTTCTTCCTCTTTTTTGTTTCTTTCTTCTTCTGATAAATTTCCGTCTTCTAATGCTTCATTACACTCTTTTAATTTTTTTTCAAGTTCTTTAACTAATTCGATATCAGATTTATCTAAAAGATTAAAGTCTTTTTTTAATTTTTTCAAAGTGTTTAAATATGATTCATTAGCATCATTAACACGTTCTTTTTGATAATTTAATTCACGGCCAGGTTTATTAATACCAAAAACCCTTTTAAATGAAGTAGAATAACTCTTATCTCTTTCCGCTCTTTCATTTTCTCTTATTACACGTCTTAAAGCGTCTTCAATATCCTCATTAAATATTTTTCTACCAAAACTACGTCCACGATAATCTGAAACAGAATCAGGAATACCTTTTCTCTGTTGTGTTATCACTCTTTCAATACTATCAGATAATTCACCTAAACCTTTATTAATAGATTTAGATATACCGTCTGATAATTTTTTTATATCACTATCTGTTAAACTCATAAATAAATTCCTAAAGTATAAAATTATTCATTTATAAATAGATTATAATTAATTTCTTGAATAAAAAAAAGAGGAATAATTTGAATATTATCCTCTTTTTCTTGCTTCATTATTAGATTGTTCATTTCTTGCATAAGCATTAAGGTCGCCATTAACTCTTGAAACATTTTCACCTCTTTCAGTTTCAGCCTTTCTTTTTTCTTGTTCTTCATTATGTTTCATAATAAAATAACGTCTGTCTTGAATAGGCATATTATAAACAGTTTCAATTGGTATACCTATATATTTAAAACAACCATATATTTCATCTTTTAATATTCTTTCATAATTACTGGGCAATGTTGAGAAAAATGTTTTGGTCAAGTTGAAGAAACACAGGCATAGAGCCACCTCCAAGACTCTCAGGTTTTTCTACTTCAATATTGTAATCAATACCAGGCTCATTATCATTAATATATTTTCTCAATGCTGAAGAATCTCTTACGTTCATATTTCTTACAAAGTTACGAATTATCTTTCTATCAGTAACACCATCAACTTCCATAATTGACATTTCAAGTCTATTTGTTATAGCATGTGTAAACAAAAGTGAATCTTCTTCACTCATTTCATCTTCCCATTTTTCTATATCTCTAATAGCCTTTCTAATTTGAATTTTTTGTTTGTTTTCAACATCTTTATCATTTTCAATATATTCATCCATTGTATCAACAAACTCTTTCAATTTTTCTTTTCTAAGTTTTGCATTTTCAAGTTCTTCCATTTTTTCTAACTCAACCAAATCTCTATGTGATAAGAATTTAAATTTAATTTTTGTACCTGTAAATGGTAAAGTATAATCAAACCAACCATTAACATCACCCTTAAGTTTAAATTCTTTAAATTTAAGTTTTGATAAATCAAAAACTGTTTCAAAACTAATATTTGTTGCATTATCAGTAGCAATTATAGGATACTCATTACCATAACCTGACCTAAGAAACAAAATAATTGCCTCTCTATCTCCTTCTAACATATCATCAGGATTAATTGTTGAATTAAGAATTTTTTCTTTAAGCATTACATCAATGATTTTATTGTCTCTATAAAGATTGGGTGCAATAATCATATTCTCATCATATGCTGTAAGATAAGCCACAGGTATTTTTGACATTTTATTCTTATAACATTCACCATTTGAAGGTAATGGTATAACATCATATGATGCTTGTGGATTATAATCATATTTTACTGAAGAATTATCTCTTTCAATTACAGTTTCAGTACCAACAGAAACAGGTTCTTCTATTTTTTCTACATTATGTGCTGTTCTTCTTTTCTTTCTCTTTAAATCACTTTCATCACCACCAAGTGCTATATATTTTTGGATTACCTCATTTTCAGCGGTTTCAATAAGTTTAATTTCTTCTTCAATATCTTTTGAAGAATACTTTCTTTTTCCGTTTTCATCCAATGCGTTTTTCATATTCTTTTCTGTTTGTTTCTTTGTTTCTTCATACATAAGAAAAGAAGTTTTTAACATTGCTAAATCTTTTTCATTAGTATTGTTCATATTATTAAACTATTTTTTAAATTTATTTCTTAATCATTTCATAATAAAAAAACATTGCATTTTTATCAATATATTTTATTGCTTCTTCTGAACGTTTGATTATTAAATCTAAATATTTATAAACTTTTTCTTTAGTAAAATTAAAACCAATTTCATTAAGTCTATTTATAAAATGTGTTAAATCATGTTCCATTACAAATTTAATCATCGGAACTATCTCATATATATTTCTAAAATATATTAAATAACTATCTGTTTTTAATATTGCTTTTTTAAAATTTTCTTTATTAAATATAATATTATTTTCTTTAAAATAATTTTCAAGTTGAACTGAAGTTTGAGATATTATTGACTGCATTTCTTGATAGTATATCGAATATAATGCATAAGAAAAATCATAATAAACACCACTTATATTATTTCTAAAAACTTTTTGACAAACTTCATAATAATCAGGCATGTCATTTATTTCTTCATTATTTAAATTTCTATTATAAAAAATATTACCATGCATTAACTCATGTGTTAAAATATCTTTTAAAACACTCTTTAAATATTCAATATCCTTTAAATCATTTTTATTTAAACTTATAAGAATTTTTAAAGTACCTGTTTCATCATTCAAACCAAATATATTAGCACTTGTTTTAAGAATATTTTTTTCTATTAAAATATCTACATATTTTATGAAACTTTCACTATTAATTTTAAAACTATGATTAACTTCATTATTTTTAATCATTTCTAAAACACCAAGAGAAAGTTGTTCGGCTATATCATATTGTTTATTAAACATCCCTAAACTTTCATTTAAATGTGTAAATATTTTATTCCTTGTTTCTTCAAATATTTCCATATTCTTAATGCCTTTTTTTCTTGTTTTCTTTGATTATCTGTTTTTCAGTACTTGTTCCAATATATTTTTTTAACTCATTCATTACCTTTAAAGGATTGTTATTTATATCATGTTCCCAAATTCTTAAAATTGGAATTCCATGTTCTAATGCCCACTCATCTTTAATCTTATCAACATATTCATTATGCTTCTGCATAGGATTTTTCTGTTCATGTTGTAGTCCATAACTGTGAAAATAGTCACCGTCTACCTCAATAAGACAGTTTGCTTTTGGAACATAGAAATCGTAATAACGCCCAATTGATTCTGCCTTAAATTGATAAGTGTATTCAATCCCTAACTTATCTAAAAAATCTTTAGCAAACCTCTGTTCAAGTTTAGAAGTACCATACTCCTTGTGTTTTCTTTTATAAGGTTTCTTTGTTGCTCTCTTAATTCTTTTTACTGAACTTGTCTTTCTTACTGGTTGTCTCATTTTATAAAATGATTTTTGAAATTAAAAGTTACTGTAAAAAACCTTAAGTTATTATCTTCTTTTATTTCATATGTAAGTTCTTCTTCAAAATAGTTAATTAATGTAACATCTTTATAAAAATGTATATATTCAACTTTTAATGAAGGTGATAAATGTTCTACATAAATTACAGGAAAAACACTTGATTTTTTCATTAACTCAATTAATTTTTTTATTTGCCTTTTTCCACAAATTTCCCTAACTCTTATCTGAATAATTCCTTCATTATACATAAAACTTACTATTTCATCAGGAGAAATATCAAATTCTTCTGGTAAATAAACTAAAAAAT